TGTAGATGGGAGTACAATCTAGCGTTAAGCCTCAAAGAAATCACTTACAACCTCTCTAAAGAAAGTCTTCATAAATATACTCTAGAGTCTAACATTAAACATTTTACTACAATTAATCCTTTTCTAGGAAAAGTCTACTCCCAGGTTAGACAAGAAATAATTTCTAGACTAGACCACAACTATAGTCTTTTCTTCAAAGGACTTAAAGAAAATAGAAAAGTGGGTAAACCTAGATTCATTCCTTTTGGAAAGTACTGTTCTTTCACTTATAAAGATCCAAAAAGAGGTTTTAAACTCTCTAAGAGGGATAAAAATGGAGAAAAGGCTAGTGGTAACTGGAGATGGTTAAAGTTATCTCTAGCTGATAGACAGTACCTTTACATTAAATTTAAGAAGCATAGAGCTGTAAAAGGTAAACTTAAAACTCTCACAGTTAAGAAGAATTCTTTAAATGAGTGGTACATTATAGTAGTGACTGATCACACTGTTGATGTAAAACCTAAAACTAGTTCCATTGGAATAGATTTAGGAATTAAGGATCTAGCTACAACTAGTAAAAACACTGTTGTAGAGAATCCCTTAAATTCTAAAAATCCTAGATTCATAGAGTTTGAGAAAACTCTTGATAGAATTGTAGATTGTCAGAGATCATTACAACTAGCTAATGATGAATTAAAGAAAGCTAACAATATTAAAGATAAAAAAGAGAAGAAACTAGAGCTAAACAAATGGTATAAAATAAAACTTTCTAGACTTAGATCTCTAAGGTTAGCGTGGAAGAGATACAATTTTCTCAAACATGAATTTCTACATCAAGAAGCTAGATCTATAGTAAATGAGAATAATGTAATCTGTATTGAAGACTTTAAGCCTAAGAAACTCTCTGAGAAATCTTTTACAAAGAAGAAATCTTTGAGAAAGAGACTCAGACAAGCTTCATGCACTAGTTTCAAAACTGTACTCTTCTCAAAAGCTTTAATCAATGGTAATATCCCAGTCTTAGTTCCTCCTTTTAACACTACTAAAACTTGCAGTGGTTGTGGAAGCTTAAAAATGATGAAACTAGAAGATAGAATCTATGAGTGTAAAAAGTGTAAACTAGTTCTAGATAGAGATTACAATGCTGCAATTAACATAGAAAAGCTAGGGCTATTAGCTGCTTAAAACTTTAACCATAAATCAGTGAGCTAGGAAGTAGCACTTAACTCTCTGTATTGAAAGATACAGGAGACTTTCACAGTTTCCACTGGAAACTAGCATGTAGTGAGTGTTTTAAAGTTGAATCTAGTTGAGTTAGGACCTTAACTTTGCTAGCTCCTAGCAATAGGAGAGAAGCTTCCGGGCTTGCCCGGTGGTAAGGTCACAGAATTAAAAGAAGAATATCCTGATTGGTTAAGGGACTCAATTAAAAATGGTACAGCATTAAAATTAAATTTTGATGATATAGATTTTATAAATGATTGTAATCATATTATAGATTATTTTAATTCTTTAGATGAGGATGAATTAAATAAAATAAGTAAAATTCCTTTCTTAGTTGCAAAATCTAAAGCCGAAAAATGGTTGAATGAATTAATAGAGAAATCTGATTCAAGAGAAGATATAAATGGCATAGAAGTAGTTAGAAAGTATAAGGATGGATTTTCATGGGTTAGAGTTTTTTCTCAGCAGTCTCTAAATAGAGAAGGTAAATTGATGAGACATTGTGTTGGGAGTTATTATGAAGAAGTATCTAATGATAATTGCATCATTTATTCACTTAGAAATGAAAATAATATTCCAAAATGCACTATTGAAGTAATAAAAAAGACAATAAATCAAATTAAAGGTTTTGCTAATGGACCAATATCAGAAAAATATGTAAAGTATGTAAAGAATTTTATTAAAACTCCTATTGAAGGGAATTCTTACAAATCAGTTAAAGAGTTGTGGAATATAGGAATTTTAGTACAAGATAGAGTTTGGTATAATGTTTATAATTTACCAAATAATTTTGTAGTAAAACATAATTTACATTTTAATGCTCGATTCTCTAATCATCCCATAAAATTACCAAAAACTTTAACCATTAATAAAAGTTTATGGATTAAAAATGCATCAAAAGTAATTCTTCCAGAAACTTTAATAGTTAAAGAACGTATTCACATTTCTAGTTGTAGTAATGTAATAATGCCAAAAATACTAGTTGCCGGAGCTTTAAGTCTAGAATCAGTATTTATTGACTTTAAAGGTTGTAATACAATTATTCATAACTGGTTAGGTATTGAGGGCACAGAGAATAAAACTATTATCTTAGATAAAAATGTAAAAATAGATGGAGAATTAACAGTAGATAGTAGATATTCTAATGTACTGGTTAAAGAAGGATGTAAAATACCTAGTATTGACTGTGGTGGTAATTTAATTCTTCCAGATAATTACACTTGTTCTAAATTATACATATATGAAATCCCAGAATTACCAAAAAACTTAACGGTTGATGAATTATATATTGAAGAAGATGGAAAACTAGATGAATTACCTATAGGTCTAGTTGTTAATAAAACTTTAAGATTAGAGCGAGAAATCCACTTTTATCCTGATATTATTGTAAAAGGTAGTGTAATATGTCTATTTAAACAAGATAGAGATGACAGAAATTTATATATGGATCCTAAACCCAAAGGTGTTGGAAAAGTAATTCGAAGAAATAAAGGAAATTAAAAATGAAATACTTAAATGTTGAATTAATTGGTAAAGAAGACTATGATGAAGATGAAATTGGTACTGGAAAACACGCTTTAACTACTGATGAATCTGGAAAGTTTTGGGGTAATATGGGAGCTGGAGGAATTTTCTTTTGCACAAAGACTAATAGATTCTTACTAGCTTTTAGATCAAGGTATGTTAATGAACCACACACTTGGGGTGTTTGGGGAGGAGCTATTGATGAAAATGAAACACCTTTAGAAGCAGTTAAGAGAGAAATAACTGAAGAAACAGCATTTAAAGGTAAATATAAGATTGTACCTTCTTTTATATTTAAAAAAGGAAATTTTCAATACCATAATTTTATCATAGTGGTAAACACAGAATTTAAACCTAGATTAGACTGGGAGACAGAATCGTATGGTTGGTTTACCTTAGAGGAATTTCCTAGTCCACTTCATTTTGGACTAAAATCTTTAATTCCTTATCTATCTAAGACTAAAAAAGAAACTAAACAAGAAACTAAAAAAGTTTCTTTTAGTTCATGGGTTATGCCAAGTGATGAAAATTTACAAGATGAGTATGAAAGAGAATATAAAAAGCATTTTAGACATACTTTTGGGGATTTATTTCCTACATTTAAATCTTGGAAAACTGCAATTACTAATGGAAATATAATAACAGTTACTCCTACTATTAGAAAAACATTACATAATGCTAGTAATCTTAAAACTATTAATAGTGTTCTTGAGTTAATAAAAACTTATAGTTCCTATCCTAAATTTAGAAATGAAAAAACTATTGAAGCATTAAAACAGAGATTTTTAAACAATGACCCAGTTTTCATGCCCTTAATCTATGAAGATGAAAATGCAGAGCTTCATGTAGTAGCTGGAGATACTAGATTAAATCTTTCAAATATTTTAAAAGTCACACCAAAAGCAATTGTGTTTTCTGAAAGTTAAAAAATCGTTTAAAAAACTATACTGATTAAAAATAGAAAGACAGAAAGGAGGAAATCTTGTTTGTATTTTCTAATAAAAAAGTTGAAAAACCACTAGATTACTCTATTACTATTACATTTAAAGACAAAGAACCACTAACTATTTATTTTCCACTTAAAGAAAATATTCTTCAAATACTGAAGTGGTACTATGATACTGACTCAGATTGTCTTTATTTAGAGTATGATATTAATCCTTCTACTCAGGAAGCGAATGAAAGAATGATTCTTGAGAGAACTAAAATTACTAAAATAATGGAGGGAATCTAGTGGAAATTCCTAAAACTCAATGGTTTTTATTTTTAGCATTAGTTACTATTTCATTGCCTTTTCTACTCACAATGTTTTTTATTGAATTAATATTTAGAAAGATAGGAGAAAAATCGTATGCAGACTGAACTTAATGTAAAAGTTATTAAATTAATTAGCAGTGAAGTTATTGTAGTAAATGTTAAATTAGAAACAGATACTATGATAAATACAGAGTATCCAGCAGCTATTCAATTAATGAATGATAAAGTTTTTCTATATCCTTTTATTCCAGCATTTATTGAAACACTAGAAGATTTAATGAAAGATTTTTCAATTCCTAAAAGTATTATTTTATATGAGGGACTAGCTAGTAAACAAATGGTTAATTTGTATTCTGATTTTATGCTAAAAGTACAGTCTAGTTTTTCTGGAATTAAACTTGTTTCTAGTTTGGGAAATGGTTTAAAAGATCTTAAAATAGTTAAAGGATGACAACTATGGAAAGAGAAACTACTTCAAAAATAATGGGTGTTTTAAATCATTCCCCAAATATAATTGGGGAATTACTTGAAAGTAAAGGAGTTAATTTTCAATTAGTTTTAAGTAATAAACAAGTACAAAGATTTAAACCCACAACTGTTTATGGATTCACTTCTAGCGAAGTACTTTTTAATAACATTAAATATTTAAAGAAAAGCCCTATTTTATGGGATAGTCCATCAGTGTTCAATCATATTTCACTTTCTCAGCCAATTTCACTATTAGATGCTAAAATAATGAGAGATGGAATTATTATATTTGAAACATTGAAAAAAGATAAGTTGAGATCTTTTATAAAGAAAGATTTTGAACCATTAGATCAACAACCTCTTTTTAGTAAAACATTTACTAAATCTTTAGGTACTGATTCTAAATTCTCAGAGTTATTAAATAACTTACTTTCTACTTTGCCAGACTATGTTCATGAGCCAACAATAATAGCAATTACTACTGCATGTGAGCAAGATAATTTTAAAATATTTTCTGAATATATCAATAACAATAGATTAGTTACGGATATAAATAAAAGCGAGTATAGAGAACTTATTGAATATATTAAGTCAATAAAACACTATATTTCGTTTATGGTTAAGAAAGAAGAAAAGAAAGTACTTGCAAAACTAGATAAAGAAATTAAATCCTCCCTTAAAAGAATTAAATTCTTTATTCATTACTTTGGCACAAAGAAACTAGAAGATTATCTAGATTGTGAAAACTCCGTTAATAATTGCTGAAAATATTGGAGAAAGAAATGACAGATATTAAAGTAGAAGATTCGTTAGCTGTTAAATATCGTCCTAAAATTTTAGACGACATTGTAGGAAATAAAAGTAATATAGATGTAATTAGTGGTTTCTTCAAGCAAAGAAAACTAGTTAAGACGTGGCTATTAAGTGGGGATTCAGGCAGCGGGAAGACAACTCTCGCTCGTATGATTGCTATGACTGTTAACTGTCAAGACTTACAAGGTATAAATCCTTGCTTAAAATGTGCTTCCTGTAAACAAGCATTAACAAATTCTCACCCAGATATACATGAGTTAAATGCTAGTGGTGAAAGCGGAAATGTTGATGAATTAAGAAAAGTACTTGATTATGCTAGACTCTCCCCAAAATATAACTATAGAGTATTTCTTTTAGATGAGTGTTTAACTGGGGATACAATAGTAGAAGTTACAGAAGGAGAATTTTTACCAATAAAAGATATTGTTAATGATTTATCAATAACTCATATATTGTCTTTTAATTTTGACACTAAGATGAAAGAATTAAAGGAAATTATTGGTAGAAGTGAGCAAAAAGTTCCTTCTAGTATAATTTGTACTATTAATTTAAGTAATAATGAAAAAGTTAATTGTACAACTAATCATGAATGGTATTGTGAAAGTAAAAATTGTTATATTAGAACTTGGGATTTATATTCTGGTGAAAAATTAAATAATTTTTTAAGTATAAAATCTTTAAGAAGAAGTCATGAAAAATCTGAAGTATTTGTTTATGATATAGAAGTAGAGGATAACCATAATTTTTACGTTAAAGTTGGAGAAGAAAAATTACTTTCTCATAACTGTCATGGTTTAAGTGGTAAAGCAAAACAGGAAATTTTAAAACCACTAGAGGAACCACCCGCTAAAACAATGTGGATATTATGTACTACTGAGCCAGAGAAGTTAGCTGAAGCAACTTATGGCAGATGTTTAAAACTTTTCTTTACTTATCCAATTGTTGAAGAAGTAAGTGAAATGTTACGAAAAATAGCTAAGAAAGAATTTGATGATTCAGTATATAAGTCATTAAAGCCTTTCTTTCCTACTATTGTAGAAGGAGTTGGTTGTCAACCAAGAAATGCTATTTCTACTTTAGAATTAGTTGCATCTGCTGTTTATAATAATCCAGATTGCACTAAGAAAGAAGTTAGACGACTAGTTAAAAAATACCTATTAAACTCTGGTGTTGTTGATGCACTAGCAATTAAATTTGTATTACATATAGCTTGTGGTAAGAAATTAGAACCTTTAAAAATAGCATCTAAGTTAGAAGAATCTAGAGTTAATGAGTTTCTTTCAGTTGTTTTTAGATATTCTAACTATGCCATTATGTATTTTTTAAATAAACAAGAAAGTACTAAGGTTGAGAGAGAAGGATTTTATGGTCTTTCTTTCATTAGGTTTGAGCAAGCACTTGACAAAATTGAAAAGATGTGTGATGATATAAATTTCTTTCAACTGTGTGCTAGCACAACTACAGCATTAGAAAAAATTAGAACTGGTGTAATTCCTCCAAAGCAGTCTGTTTTGTACTTAATGAATGACTACTTCAAAAGTTTGAAATAAGGAGATAGATATGCTAGAGAAAGATGAAATTGAGCAGTATTTTGATGGCTCATGTAAATTCTACTTGTTTGAGAATGGTACATATCTTCCCTATTTAGGAATATTAACAGAAGAACAAGCTCTTTCAACCTTAAAAACTGCTACTTTTGGTCATGTTGACATTGGGATGATGCATAAATCTGACGGTAAACAAATTACATGGTTCAATGGAACATTGTGTGCTATAAGTTCCGATCAAAGTGATGACAGCGCTTTTGTTTCTAGAGAGAATTTATTTAAGGATTTAAAGAATCCAAAAATAATCAAACATATAGGAGAATAGAAAGATGGGTACATTATATGATTTGTTTAAACCAGAACAAAAAGTAAGATTTGAGCTAGACAAAGGGAACTGGAGTGAAGTATTCTCTTATGGAGTAGAAATAGATATGGGTACAGAATTTAAACTTAAAAATTTATATCCAACAAGTTTCTCTTTATATTCTAAATTACTATGTGTTTTAGCTAACGGTTACTCTAAAGATATTAAACTTTCTTACTTTTATGATTTAGCTCAAAAAATCTATGATTGGTGTGAAGATGATAAAATAATTTTTTATGATTCTGAATCTTTTAATGAGATATACTGGAAAGATTGGATGGATAGCTACGATTCATATCTAAGTATATTTCCATACACCGGGTCTAGGTTTGTGAAAGACTAATTATTAAAAAATTTGGAGCTTTAAATCTATGAAAAGAATTAAAAAGTTTATTTCTCATGTGTGGGGGGATATAGTTGATTCGTTTAGAGAAGACAGGTTAACATTTTTAGCTGTTGTAGGATTAATTATATTTTTCATATTATTTCTGATAAATTACAAAATAGCATATTTGTTTATATTTTCTTTGATAATTATAGTAGGATCCTTATTATTGATATTAATTGCCAAACTATTGTTTAACTATTTAAAAACAAAATGGGAAATTTCAGAGTGAACTACTTAAAAAATATTTCTCCTATTCACCTACTTTGGGGATTTCTGTGTATATATTTCATTACTATTCCGTTTTTTCCAAATATAGCTTTCTGGTCTATGAATATAGTAGTTGGAGTCATAATAGTAATGTTTGTATCAGAAATCATAGTTAATATTTTTAACATCTTAAAAAATAAATGGAGATTAAGTAAATGAGAGTTTTTAAATTTATGTCTCTAATATGGGATGATATGGAGATTGATCTTAGAGTACCAATCATCGCTCAAGTAATATTAGGTATATTTCTTCTATTATTAATTTTTAATGAAAAAGTAGCTTTATGGTTCATAGGAATTTCTACAGGATTATTTCTATCTGGAGTATTATTATATTTTCTTTTAGGATTATTTGGGTATCTAAAAGAAACATGGAAACAATCTGAAAATAGAATTAAATTCTTAAACTAAAGGCCAAATTATGATAAATAGTGCTTTTATTTTAAAAGAATTAAGCAAGAGTGGTACTCTTTCATTAAAAGCAGAAAATGCTGTTATAAAATGCCCTTTCCATGACCAACATAATCCAATTGGAACATGTAGTGTTTCACTAGGATCTAAAATTAAATGTGGTGTTTGGCATTGTTGGTCATGTAAAGCTAGTGGTAGTTGGAATACGTTAGCTAGTAAATTAGGATTAAGATTAGATTTAAATAGTGAAGAAAATGATTTTACTTATGTAATTCATAATACTAAGTGTTCTGTTTATAATGAACCAGATAAGAGTTCACTGGAACTTTCTTCATTACCAAAAGATTTTAAATGGAAAAAGTATGACAGAAAGTTTTTGAAGAAAATGAATGCTAAGTTACTATGGAACAGTGAAGTTAAGGATTATTATTTATATTTACCAATAATGTATGCCTATGATTATTATGGATATGTTAGGTGTAAAATAATGGATGACTCATTTGGTCCAAAGTATTGGTTTTCAATAAAAACAAAAATACCTTATCCATGTGATTATATATTAGAGAATGGTGATAGTACAATTGTACTAGTTGAAGGTATTGCTGATGCATTTCGTTTAATTAAACATGGTATTCCTGCTTTATCATTATTTGGGTTACATTTAACTCCTAGTATGTTAAACATTCTAGAATCATTAGCTATTGAAAAAGTTATTTTATGTATGGATGGAGATGAAGCAGGTAAACAAGCTGTTTTTGGTAAAAAAGGTTTAGCATCAGTACTAGAAAAAAATAATATTGAATCTAGAGTATTATTTCCGCCAGATAATAATGACCCAGATGACATGCCTATGTCTTATATATATGTTCTTAAATCAATGATTCAAAGACTAGAGGATTAATTACAATGGTAGATTTTGATAAACTATATGAAAACATTCTTCACCCAGATTCCTTTATGCCAGGAAATTCTCCTGATCTAAGAGCTTCTGGAGCTCCTTTTTGCCCAAAAAGATTTATATTTGATTATAAAAATCATTTAGATGGAAACTCTAGATGGGATTATTTTGGATCATTTTATTGTGATATAGGTACTGCAATTCACAGTGCAATTCAATTCTGGATACCTAGAGTAAATAAAGGTTACTTATTTGGTAATTGGAAATGCCATCATTGTAAAATATTAATTAATCATAGAGTTGGTCCATTACATTGTCCAAAATGTAATGATATGATGGAATATAGAGAAATAATTATTAAATTCAAGGATGCACCTTTAGTTGGTCACTCTGATGGTTTACTTTTAGATAAAAATTATATTGTTAAAAAATATGGTGAGATTTCTATTGAAGAATTAAATGACATTTTAATAGAAAAAAGTTTTAGTAATTCTCCTGAAAAAATTCCAGCATGGGTTTTAGAATTAAAATCTACTGGTATGTATAAAGCTAAATCTTTACAAGCTCCACAAAATGCCCATAGGGGACAAGCATCATTGTATGCACTAGCAATTCAACGAATGCCAGAATTTGAGAAGCTTTTTCATGTAAAAGGATTTATCGTTAAATATATTTCTAGAGATAATCCTAGAATTAGATCAAAAGATTTAAAAATTGAAGTAAAGGATGATTCTATCTATGAAGATACATGTTATCTAATCAATAAGATAGTTAAAATGCTTAGAACACAAAAAATTAAAAAAGTTAATTCTGAAATGTTTTGTGAATCATATACTTATTTTGATGAATGTGATTATAAAGAACTATGTAAAGATATTGATGATACAGAATTTAAATTAATGGTCAGTAAAGTTTCAGAAGATTGGTTTAAAAAACCAATTAATTTTATAAAAAAATATTCTCTTTTTGGAGATTAAAAAATGAGCTATATTTGGGTTAATGCTGGAATGGACTATATTACTTTTGGTGGAATTAGTATGTACATAAAGTATAAAGATAGAAAAGGTCCTTTCAGCGAAAGACAATATCCAACTGGGTACTTGATAAAGTTAATAGACAGAGAGTTATTCATAACTAAAGCTGGTTTTAAGGATTTAACTACTTACCTTCCTATGGAGAGTTATGATTATTGTTTAAACATGGATATAGTTGGCAAAAATACTGTTGTTACACATAATGGTATTATGTTTACTTATAATGATAAGACTTTGAAAAGGCCGTTCTCATATGATAAAAATAAGCTCTCAACATTTCTTATGGGCGATTCTGGCGGATTTTCTTTAATTTCAGGAACTAAAGAATTTATTGATCCCTTAGATTTGTCTAAATGGCATACAGCATATATTAATCAAGGAATGACTTTAGATTTACCTCCTTCTTATGGTGTATCAGATGAGTATGTTTTAAAATCGGGTTTAATTCAAGCCAAGAATAATGAAATTCTTATTAAGAATTGTGAAAATGTAGAATTATATAATATAGCTCATGGTTTTAATGTAGACCAACTTAAAAGACATATAGATATTGTTGATAATGATACAATGAAAAAATGGGCAATAGGTAGTTCTTATTACGGAAATTTATTTGATTTAATAGATAATATATTTTCTGTTATAGAATATAAAAAATCAGACAGCTATCATATTTTTGGAATTTCTAATACTAAAATATTACCATTGTTTGCATGGATTGGTAAATATTACAATATTACCTCAGATTCCTCCACACCACTTCAAGCAGGTACTTCTACGATATTCTTTTCCACAATAGAAAAAATTCTCAAAAAAATAAGAGTTGGAAGAGTTGATAGTAAACTACTTCATTCAGATAAGCTATATCCTTATCTACCCTGTTCTTGCCCAATTTGTAATGCATTAAAAACATCTGAAATTTTTATTAAATCAAACAATTCTTGTGTATTGCATGTTTTACTTTCATTACATAATGTAATTGCCATGAGTAGTTATACTAAAATATGGGATGATTTAGCCACTAATTCCTCTATTAAAGAATATAAAAAAATAATGGATAGTATTTTTGATAAAAAAGCTAATTTATGGAAACAAGCTATAGATTATATCGAATATATTATGGAACATAATTTAGAGAAAGCTAATATTAAATTTGCTTCTTACTTTTCACTTTTTAGTAGTGATTCAATTCAAATTAGTGATTTTTCTATGTTTAACAATGACACTATGGATTATAAAAAAGTTAATGAACAAAGAATGGATAAAATAATAGATAATTATAGTAAATATTATGATGATGATTTTACTAAAAAAATAAGAAGAAATACTAAGAAGATAGATAAGTTGGAGAGCACTAAATATGCCAAAGAATCAATTGGTATAAAGACAGGCAATAAATCTAATTCTTTAAAAAAGAAAAAGAAGAAAAGAAAGGAGGAATAATGTGACAGACGATTTTAAAATTAAAGGAAACAATAGGGGATTACCTGGAAAATCATTCATATATGTAATTACTTTAGACTATTACTTAAAGATGGCAATGAGTTACTTATCTAATACTCCATTTCTAGATTCTTATATTGCATCATTTATAAAATGGAAATTAGTATATGTTAGTCGTGAAAAAATGATGAATGATTTTTTTAATTATATGCTAGTCTATGATGAATCCAGGGTTGAATATTTAATTCCTTCTAGATTTTTTAGACGCTCAAATATAATTGAAATATTAAATCGTTTAAATAACAGTATAATAAAATATAATACTATTTTAGAAAAAGAGGAAAAAACTAATAAAGACTTAAAATATATGTTTAAATTTGAATTAAAGTTTGGTAAAGAAACTTTTTGTATGAGAAAAGCAATACAAGATATATTTATAAAAGTTCAAGAAATCCAAGAAAAAATTATTAAATTTTATTTAAATTTCATACTTGCTAATTTAATGAAAAAAAGAACTGGAGGTAAAAATCCACAAGAACTAAAGTTTGAAGCATATCAAACTATGTTAGAAATGCTAGATAGTTATGATCCTGCTAGAAGTAAAGTACCGTTTCATAATTTTTTAAAATTCTTTATAAAAGCTGAAAAGCATAAAATGATTAAGGATGATAATTGGGGTTTAAATAGCGGTGAAATGGAAGAGTTTGATGATAATTATGTTGAACCAATAGATGTAGAATGTTCATATTCTATTGAAAGAAATCAGGAATTTATTGATATGTTGGCTTTATATTTACCAGAAAATATTTATAAAATTTTATCTTTAAAATTTGGTATTTTAAATCCAATTACACCGTCAGATGAAATAAAAATGATGATTTAAGAAAAGGAGAAAGAATTATGGCAGCAGGAACTGGTTGGGATGAAGTTGAGTCAAATAGTTTTGGTAAAACTTGGGATGATTCTATTGAAAAATTTGATTTTAATATAGGTGAATGGTCAGCATTAAGACTAGTAGGTAATGTTTTTAAATTAAGACTCCACTGGATTCCAACATTAAAGAAACAAGGCGGTGGAGAAACAGCTTTTCCACTTCTTTGTAGAAAGAACTTAGATACAGAGTCTAAATCTCATGATTGTCCATGTTGTAATGCTGGAATGAATGCTCAAACAGCCTTTCTAACAAATGCTATTGTTAGAGATTTACAGGAAAATAAACCTTCTGGTAAAAAGGCTAGACAACCCACTGATAAAGAATTTAGGGAAGCTGGAGATAAATTTTGGTCTCCAGTTAGAGTAGTTAAAATACCTAGTGGAACAGCTCAAAAAATTAAAAATCTTGCTAAACTTAATAAAGTATCTAAAGATGGAAAAATAACTACTTATCAAGTTAACCATGAGAAATATGGTAGAGATATAAATGTTTTATTTGACCCATCACAATCAGGTAGTGGCATGTATGATGTACAGAAAGATGATAGAACTCCACTTACTGATGAAGAAAAACTATATTTATTATTTGATTTAAGTAAAGTTTATGAAGCTACACCTGAAGTAAATGATATGATTTCTTCACTTAGACGATCCTATGAGAAAGATTTATTTACTTCTGAGAATTGTTCGTTAGAAGCTATGAAGCGTATTTTAATGGGAGCTGAAGAAGAAGTACCTAAAAGTAAGAAAAAAGTAGAGGAAGACTCATCAAAGAAAGATAAGAAAAGCAAGAAAGTAGAAGATGATGATGAAGATGAGGACGATACTGATTATGATGAAGTAGAAGAACCAAAGAAAAAGAAAAAAAGTGAGGATAAAAAGAAAAGTAAAAAGAAAGTAGAGGATGAAGACTTAGACGATGATGAAGACTCAGACGAGGATGAAGATGACGAACCAAAGCCTTCTTCCAAGAAGAAAGATAAGAAAAGTAAGAAGGTAGACGATGATGACGATGATGACGATGATGACGATTTAGATGAAGACGATGATGATGATGATGAACCAAAGCCAACACCTAAGAAGAAAGATAAGAAAAAGAAGAAAGTAGAAGATGACGAAGACGAGGATGATGACGACTTAGATGATGATGAAGATTTAGATGAAGACGATGATGAACCAAAGAAAAAAGTTGAGAATAAGAAGAAAGGTAAGAAAAGCAAGAAAGTAGAAGAGGATGAAGACTCGGACGACGATGATGACGAATCAGATGATGAGGATGATGACGAATCAGATGATGAGGATGATGACGAATCAGATGATGAGGATGAAGACGAGGAACCAAAGAAAAAGAAAAAAGATAAAAAAGTAGAGGAACAAAAATCTAAAAAGAAAGATAAGAAAGTAGAAGAAGATGATGAAGATTCAGATGAAGACGAGGAACCAAAGCCTTCTTCCAAGAAGAAAGATAAGAAAAAGAAGAAAGTAGAAGAGGATGATGATGACTCAGATGACGATGAGGATGATGAACTACCTAAGAAGAAAGATAAGAAAAAGAAGAAAGTAGAAGAGGACGAAGACGAGGATGATGATGAAGATTTAGACGATGATGAACCAAAGAAGAAAGACAAAAAGGCAGGAAATAAGGATGGAAAGAAAAAGAAAAACTAGTTGTTTTGGTAAGTATGAGGGTCAGCCAAAATGTTTTTCCTGTAAGAAAATAAAAAATTGTATTAAGAAGACTGGAGAAATCTTTAAAACTTTTAAATAAGAAATTGATTGGGAGGTGTAGCTATTATGCCTCCCTTCCTTTTAAAAAGGAAAAACAAATGAAAGACCTATTAGATTTCACTGAACTATTTGACTCAAAGGAGAAAGAAAGTAAACTTTCTTCTATAGGAGTTAATTCTACAGTAGACACAAAACAAACTATCAGTAGTGGTATTTTATGTTTCGATTTGATCACTTCTGGCGGTTTACAAAGAGGAAGAGCTTATGAAATAATTGGACCTGAACATGGTGGAAAAACAACTATTTTATACAGTTGTTTTGGTCAAGCACTAAAATGTATTCCTAGAAAGTTAAAAGGGATATTTCTAGACATAGAAGGATTAGTTGATCCAACTTGGTTTGGAAATATAACAAATCAATCTTCTATGGATGAAGTATTTGGAAAGAAAACGAGTAGTGGTGATTGGGAAATTGAACCTCAGATTAGATATTATAAACCGTCTTTTGGGGAACAAGGTTTAAAGTTTGTTAAAAGAATTTTAAAAGTAATGCCTGATAAAATATTAATTGGTGATACATGGTATCACATGTGGAGTCCTAGAGCACCAAAAGTAGTAGGTAAAGTTGGTGGTTGGACAATAGAGGATTTAAGAAAGAATTTAGATGGAAGATACTCTAAAAAACTTTTATCTAAATATGGTAATTTCTATGTACCAATTGAAGATAATTATGGTGGACCAGAAATGGTTATAGGTGTTGATTCTTGGGTAGCTATGACACCTGAAGCAGTAGCAGAAGAGGATAGTGATGCAATTGCTAGTCAAGCTAGAATGTTTGCTAAACATCTTAATGACGTTAAATCACTTATCAGTGCTAAAGGTGTTGCACTTGTTGGAATTAATCAAATAAGAATGACACCTATGGCGTATGGCTCACCCGAGAGCACACCCGGAGGAAATACTTTAAAGCACATGACTGATGTTAGAATTCGTGTTCAAGCAATTTCTAACCAGAATGGTAAAGGTCAGACAGAAGAAGAAGATACAGATGCTTACAGACACTTTAAATTAAAAACAATAAAGAATAAAACATTTATTCCGTTTTTGGAAGCTAGTGGTAGATGGTGGATATCACATGATGGAAATTCAGGCTATGGACCTGATCCAGTTCAAGATGTCTTAAACTATTTAAAGCTAACAAATCAATTCAAACCTGATAAAAAAGGATTTTATATTAATTTTGTTTCTAAAAATAGTAAATTAACTGATTTAAAAGAAATAAAATTTAGTTATGAATCTTTTAAAGATCTAGTTTTAACTAAAAAAATAAATAAAATTGATATAGATTTAAAGAAATTGTGTCATAAACAAATATCACATGGTAATGGCTTAGAATTATATCTTAGCGGAAATCCAGCAGATTTCGCAGTAGAAGATGAAGAAATAGATGAATAGGAGATAAAAGTGAAAAAATTAACAGTTGATAATATTGATCCAAATGGTTCCATTTATGTTAAAAATAATACTAATGGAGATTTCCTTATTCCAATTAGGGATAGTAGTGGTAGTAGTGAATTAGTTAGTGTACCTAAAACGTTTATACCTATTATGGTCACTAATTTTGCAGAAGGATTAGCTTTTAAGAAATCTAGTGACTTTAGAAAAGCAGTAGCTAAAGGTTATCTAGAGATAATTCCAGAGGAACAAGCCGAATTAGAACTATCAGAAGAAGAATCTATAATGGAATTAGAAAGGCTTAGGAAAACAGAGTTTAGTAATATAAACTATGAAGCAGCAAAATCCATAACACCTATGGAAGCAATTAAAGATGTAGGTGCAGAAAATGTAAATTCTAAAGTAAAGGATATAATTATTAGATCAGATATAACAGAAGATGATAAATTAGCTTTACTCATTACTGAACATAAACTAGGAAATTTAAAGATAGAGGATTATGATTTTATCCTAATGACTTCTAGTGATAAGGGTAAGATTTCTAAATGGGCAAGTAAAGCTAAGTTGAATGTTAAAAATAATATTTTTGGGAGAACATCATAATGAGTGATAAAGTATTTATATCAGGAGATGCTATTCCCTCAGATGTAATTATAGACGGAGAAACTCTTGAAAAAAATAATAGTGTCAGACAAGATATACATACCGAGGGAGGAGTACGACCTACTTCCGAAAAGTCTAAAGAAGAAACTAACAACAACATTTAGTTTAGAAATTCAAGACCCAAATTTATGTGATATTAGGGCTAGAAGCTTAAAATGTAATTTCTTACTAGAGGATAAAACAGCATGTTCAGCGTGTGAACATGCTCATAAAGTAATCAAATGTTATAGAAAGACTAGTAAGTGGTTTGTTTTTGATAAAGGAAATAGACCACTTGCTAAATCTTTTGTTAGACAAATTAAAGATAAAACAGATCTTCATATAAAGGATAAAGAAGTTTATCCAATTTTACCTATTTCTAAACAATTTTCTATAAATGAAGATACATCAAAAGATATAAGAAATGTTGAACAACAGAAAGTTGTTAATGACTGGTTAAAACAAAAATATGGTCAAATTATTCTTCCTCCTAGATCTGGTAAATGTGTAAGTGGAGATACCCTTATTTGTACTAGTAAGGGTATTATCCCAATAAAACAAGCAGTAATTAATAATGAGCCAATTACAATTTCTACAGTAGAGCAAAATAAAAATGTTTCAAATTTTTATGAAAAAGATAGTGATTCATTAATTACAATTAAAACTAGTAATGGATATAGTATTAAATGTACTAGGGAACATCCATTACTAGTTTTAGGCAGTAACCTTTCCTTAAAATGGAAAGAAGCATTTCAACTAGAAGAAAATGATGTTATCTGTATAAATAAGAAAGAAGGATGTTGGTCAGATAATAATGCTTGCTTTAATGAGTACTCTCCAATATCTTACACGAATATTGAATTTCCAAAAATGTCTAGAAAACTTGCTAGATTAATGGGATATCTAGTATCAGATGGTTATTATGTATTTAATAATCTTTTGAATATTAAAAAGAATCATAAAGATATAGATAACTGTTTAAAGATATTTGGAAATGTTAAAATTTCTAACTTTTTTGTTTCAGATTTCTTACATTTTGCAGGTTTAAAACTAGAAGATAGAGAAATTCCATATTCAATTCTTCAATCAAAAAGAGAAATAGTTATTCATTTCTTAAAAGCATATTTTTCTAATAATTACTCCCATAATTTTAAAAAAATAAGAATAAATTGTAATAATAAAAAAATAGCAGTTCAACTACAAATTATTCTTAATAATTTTGGAATTATCTCTTTTAAGAAAAAGTATAAACTTTTTAAAAAGTCATATTATAGATTGTATATTTCTGAAGAATTTAGACAAATATTTCAAGAAATATTTTTTGTTAAGAAAACTTTTGTGAAAGTTAAGAAAAAATCTAGAGATTTAACAGAATTTTATGATAAAAATATTAAATTTTTAGACTTAGAATCTAAAATTTCTAATTTATTGAAAAAACCTTTCTCTTTTGATAAAGTAATTTCATGCAAAGAAAAATTTGGTAAATTTAAAGTGTATGATTTAACTGTTCCAAAGATTCATAACTTTATAGCTAATGGGATTATATCACATAATACGGTTATTGGGGCAATGTTAGCTAGTAAGTTAAACACTAGAACAGCAATTATAATACATCAAAAAGAACTATTAGACCAATTTTACAATACCTTTATTAAATTCACTGATATTGAATCAAAAGGTAAAATTGATGGTCATGCATTAATTAAAATTAACCCTAAACCTTCTGAAGTTCCTCATTTAGCAGTTGCATTATATACATGGCAACAATTTATTTCTAAACAAGGTAAAGAAAGACTTAAAGAAGTTAGTTCTCTAATAGGTCTTCTAATAGTTGATGAATCACATAGAATGAGTAGTGATGTTTATAGTGAAGTTGTTTCTAGATTTAAAGCTAAATATCGCTGTGGATTAACTGCTACTCCAAATAGAAAAGATAAATTAGATTTTAGACAAACAATGATACTTGGTCCACCAATAATAACTGGTGGTACAGAACAACTTTCTTGTGAGTACTCTATAATACATACTAACTGGGATATACCTACTTATAAAGAATGGAATAATAAAACTTGGAATTATTTTTTTACTCGTTTATCTAAAGAAAAGAAACGAAATGAATTAATTATTGATCATATTAAAGATGATCTAGATAATGGATATAAAATTATAATTCCAGTTAAAAGAATTGTCCATGCAGAACTATTAATGGAAATGGTTAACAAATTCACTGATAAAGCTGTTTTATTTGTGGCAAATATTAAAAATAGAAAACAAGTAAGTGAAGAAATAAGAGCAGGTAAATATGATGTTGTTATTGCAACAAAACAACTAATTAGTTTAGGTTTTGATGCTCCAAAGATGTCATGTTTGTACTGTGTTGTACCTACTTTTGATAAGAATTCATTCTATCAAGAGTATTCTAGAATTAGAACACCTAGCCCCGGAAAGAAAACGCCACTTATTAAAATATTTAAGGATGAAGGTGGCATTTGTGATGCCTTTGTTAAGAAAGCTCTAACAGATTTTACTAGCAAAGGATTTAATGAGGTTTAAATATGAATCTTGGTATAGTAGAAGATAGAAAGTGTAAAGATTGTGGTTGGAAAATTATGTTTGCTTTGTGTCATGAGTCTTTTAAAGGATTTAAAGATGAAAAGTATTATGATAGAATATATTATTGTTTCAACAAAGCATGTACACATCATGAGGGAGAAGGTGTTTCTCAATTTGATCCTGAATGGGTAATCCAAAAATGAACTTAAATATGAATAGTTTAATCTCGAAAAAAGAATATTTTGTAGAAGCTAAAAATTGTTTTAAAGTAAAAAGAGATAATTTTACTCCTAAATTTTTAACTTTAATTGATGATGGCATAGAAACTATTCTAATTTCAACTTTTGCACTGGATTTAATTATAGATGATTTAAAAGATCCATATTCTAGAGTCTGGCTTAATCATTTTGTACCTGAAATTGATAGTAAAACTGGAAAAGTTGGTTTATTAAATGGTATTCCTGTATTTGATACATCTGATCTAGGTTTTCCATTAATGCTAAATGGGGAAATTATTTTAATAAGTAAAAATTCATTCTATCAAATCTTATTAGGGATTTAAGGAAAGAGATTATGGACATAAATATATTTAAATCCGAATTGGCAGATTTGTTTGAAAAACATGGTGTTTTACTTAAGAGATTTGATGTGTCTTATACTTATCCTGATTCTATGAATCACCTTAACTCCCCACAACGTACTTTCACTGATACTTATGATCTTAGTATTGAAGGTGAATTTAAAGAGTATAGTACTAAATATTAGAGAGGAAAAATATGAAAACGCTTAATAATTCAGACGTATCAGGTACTAGACAAAATGTAAAAGATGTTGAAATTGTCGGAAATGGGGACATGTTTCAGCTCCTATGTAAAGCTAGTAGTAAGAAAGAAGGATGGATGAAATCTACAAAAGCAATGGAGGTTGTAGGGGGTTGTGTTGTTCAAGTCACTACTCAACAACTAGGTCCTTCTGGTGACTACTCTGTCTCTTCTGTTGCAGAAGCACTGTGTTTTGTACCGGGAGTTAGAATTGTTGATGATGAAAACAATGGTAGAAAATTAGTGGGTTTAGGTCCAGGGTGGGCTACAAATAGTGAATCTTAAAGAATTAGAAAGAAAAGCGAAGAAAGCTACTAGATATAAAAATAAAATATGGACTATTGAAGAAATTAGATTCGCTAAAGCAAAAGCTAAAATATGGGCTGATATGTTCCATTATGGTAGGTATGAAACACTAATTAGTGTTTTACAAAAATTAATTATAAACAAATCGAGGCTTGAGTGAACATTAGAGCGTTTGCATCAGAGTGTAAGTACAAAGAATTACCCTATTATGCAGCTCCTAGAGTAAATTCAACAAAATTATTAGACTATTATAGTTTTTTACCTTTGACTGTAAAAAGAAGTGTTTCGACAAAAGGAATTAAACGAGAACAAATAGTAAGAATAAGTTCTAAACTACAAGGTGCTGTACTAGAGAGTATTCTTACTATGAAGAAAGTTGTTCCTTATACTATTGTAATATCTTCTGAACCTAATGATTATGTAGCTATGGAAGTAGCTACTAGTATTATTCATACTTTAACTGAAAAGTTAAAGGAAGATTGGAGTTGTTTAAGAATTGGTAAAAACAAATTAGAAGGTGAGGGTAAAATACTGTTGATTTATAATATTTTACCAGAAAAAGATAGACTATATACAATAAGAGATGCTATCTTAGAATATGCAAATCATTTTAAAATTGTAGTAGTTGGTGGTACAACTGGCATAGATTTCTTTGATAACTTTCTAAGATTACCTTTATCTGGGGCATTACATGTTTCTGGAAATGGGAAATTAAAAAGCATTATTAAAGGTTTAAAACATGAAACAGATGATAATTATCCTGTATTTTCTAAAGATTTTAATCTTTTAACTAAAGTTCAAGGACTAGTTACCAAGTCATAGAGGTATATTTAATGCCTAATAAGGAATGGACTCAACATATAATATTAAGAGCATTAACTGTTCAAAAGAAGAAAGACATAACAGAAAAACTAATTTCTAATTTATCCCCAGATCATTTCTCACTAGACACATATAAAATAGCTTTTAAGAGATTATATGCTTTATACCTTAAAAAAGGTAGGTTACTTTCTTGGAAAGAATTAATATTTGATCCTTCTATTCCAGAGAAAAATAGAGATAAATTGCGGGTCAGAGAAATAAAGCGTGGAAAATTAATACTTAAAGATAAATCACTGTTACTTCCGAAATCTTATGATGAGTTTTCAGCCTTACTAGAGAGTAACTGGTATAATTCTGTTCATAATAAAACAGTACTTTTACAGAATAAATTAACTGAGGAACTATCTAATAAACAGTTAACCAACAATGATATAACTAGAGTTTATGAGGAAATTGAGAAATCTTTAGTTGATATCAAACAGTTATCTAGTACGTCTGGTACAATATTTCATCTCAGTAAGCCGACTATTACAGAGTGTTTATCTAATTTTAGGAATAAGTTAAAAAATAACTTTTTTATTCCTACGGGGTTTAAAGAGTTTGATGATAGAAATTTAGGAATTCCAGTAGATTCTTTCTTTTTAATAGCTGGTAAGACCGGGTCGGGCAAGAGCACGATTTCTTTATCTCTAGCCATGAACTTTAAGAGAAGTGGGGCTAGAGTTTGTTTCATTCCATTAGAAATGGGTGTAGAGCAACTTCTGGTTAAAATGGCTGCATCAATTTTAAAAGTCTCAGTTACAAATATTGTTAAAGATTTTGACTTTTATGAGAAAAAAGTTGTTAAAGCTGTAAGTAAATTTCTAGTTAAGGATGAGGATTCTCCAGAATGTTTTGATTTTTATGTACCTGAACCAGAAGCAACATTAGAGGATGTATTAACTAAGTTGAAGCCTAACCAATATGATATGATTATAGTTGATTATATTTCATTACTTGCACCAATGGATAAAGAAGATTGGAAAAGTCTAGACAAAGCTGGTAGATTATCAAAAGTGTTTGCCACAAACAACAAAACTATTGTTTGCTTACTAGCACAACTAGATGAAACAACCGAAAATGTAAGGTATTCTAGGGGGCTGACGGAGCATTCTTCAAACTGTTGGATTTGGCCGGAAGATCATTTTAAAATAAAAGAAACTGGTTATGTGACTATAAAACAAAAGAAAGCTAGGAATCAAGACCCATTTTCATTTAGATTAGCTGTAGATTTAAGTACTTCCTCTGTTTCTGATTATATTAATGATGGCGAAGAAAAAATAACTATAAAAGCTGCTGAAGGTTTTGATGATATAATACCAACAGAAAGGAGTGTGTAATATTGAAAGTTTTCCTAGGAGGAACTTGCAATGGTTCTAACTGGAGGGAAAAAATTTTAGAACTATTTTTTTGTTTCTTATATGAAGAAAATGGTAAATCGTTTAGTGAACTACGCCGGGCTAAAGCACCAGCATTTTACGCTCACCTTTAATAAATCACAGATAGATAGTTTAACTATGGTTCTTTAATTCAAAGAAATGGTGGAATTTGGTTGCCAACTTTAACGGAAGTTTTTAAATCATAAAAGATAGAGAGGGATTTTAATGAAAATCACAGTTGAGAAAGAAGATTTTATAAATGCACAGAAAGCAGTTAAGAAAATATCACCAGACTCAGCAACAGTATATTTAAAAGCAGATGAAGAAGGAAATACACTTTCTATAATTTCAAAAAGTGTATTTTATGTTAATTACATTATTCCAGCAGTTATAGAAAAACCAGGAGTAATAGCTTTAAACAAAGTACTTTTTGAAACACTTTCTAATTTAAGAGGAAAACTTTTAAAAATGGAAAGTGCTGGTAATGCTTTAAACATAGTTAGTGGGTCAAAGATTTCATTGTTTTGTAATGAGATTAACTCTGAGGATCTAGTTCAACCAACTGTTAAGAAACAAAACAAAGTAATTCTAAGTGCTACATCAGTAGCAACTTTTAAATCTTTGATTACTCAATGTAGTTTTGGGTCACTAGACTCATATAAAGATAAGACACCAATTAAAATAGAAAATAATTCATCAGGATTTCATGTAAGGGTAGCTGATTATGTTCACTGCGCTTTTTATACTTATAAAAAAGGTATATCTGATCAAGAGTTTTCTTTTATAACTTACATAGAAAATTTAAAAAATGTAATTCCTTTTTTAAATGATAAATCTAAGTTACTTATAGACGATTCCTTAATGCTTTTAAAATCTAGCAACATCATTACTACATTACCTTCAGTTCAAGCTTCTGAAGCAAAAGAAGTAGAGTCAGCGTTAGATTTTATTAATGATTCAAATTATGGTAAGAGTAAATTAATAATAAATAGAAAATCTGTTTTGGAAACTATTTCTTCAATCAGTGTTGTAAGTGAAGGGGTAGATGTTTTAAAGTTAGACATAGATGAAGAAATTATTTGTTCTTTAAGAACATCATTTGGTACATCTAAAGATAAAATTAAGTTTATTTCTAATTCTTTTAAAAATACCAAACTAGAACTTCCTTTATTGATGTTTAAAGGGGCATTACAATCTTGTAATATTGGGGATGAAGTTACGTTTCACTTATCTAAAAATAATAATTTCTATAGATTATTTGCAGAAACAGATTCTTTACTTTGTCAATGTGTAGCTCCTGTGGGGACTGTGAGATGAGCAATTTAACATTTGTTAAAGATAATTGGAAATTGTTTCCTTTAAATACTTTATACTTTACTTCTAAGTCTAATAAATTAATTTTAGATGAAAAAGATAAAATTTATCTATACTCTATTCACAGAATAGATAATATTAGAATAGAAAAATTAGATATTAATTCAACATTTTTTAAGGTTTATAAAGTTATCAGTAATGAATTAAATCTAACCGTAGGGTATGTATTTAGAGTTATTAATGATAGAGCTAAAATAAGATACACTCCAATGTGTTTAACAGCTACTACTCCAGAATGTACTAAAAAAGCAGTTGATATAGCAGAAAGAAAAATACTTTATTCAGATAATATTTATATTATCTGGTTTTCCTGTAATGCAGAAATGATTACTTTCCTTCCAACTGTTCTAGGAATTCATCCTATCTAAGGAGATTTTAAGTGAAAGAACTAAAAGATCCAAAATTAGTTAAACTAGCTGATCACATCAAACATGTACTTACAGAACTAGGTATTTATGATAATATTCCTGTTCATATGGATGAACATATAAAAGATACACCTTATAGAATAGTTAAAGCGTGGAAAGAATTTTCAAGTTCCTTAAAAGTAGAAATAACACCTACTTCTTTTACTAATCCAGTTAATGAGTTAGTTTATGTTACAGATATTTATTTTAACTCCCTTTGTTGTCATCATTTTTTCCCATTTAATGGAAAAGCACATGTAGCATATTTACCTAAAGATAATCTTATTGGGCTCTCTAAGATACCTAGGATTGTTAGACATTTTGCTAAAAGACCTCAAATACAAGAAGTTATGACTAGTGAAATAGCTGATTATTTATTTGAAATTTTAGAACCAGAGTTTTTAATGGTTATTGTTAAAGCTAATCATACTTGTTGTAGTGGAAGAGGAGTAGAGAGCGCTAGTCCTATGATTGTATCTAGTATTAGGGGTTCTGAGGATTTATCTGAAAATGATAGAAAATCTTTAAAGAAAGAAGTACTAGATATTATTTCAATGAAAGATAGACTCCTTTAAGTAAGGAAAAGTTCATGGCTAAAAAAGAAACTGATTTAACCTTCTCAGTTAAAGATTGTATTTCTTACAAGGATGAAGTAAGAATAATAAAAGAATTTAGGAAACAAGTAAGTACAATTTTTAATTTAGAAGAAGTTAAAAACTATATTACAGTATCTAGAAAATATAGAAAAGCACTTGATAAAGACAAAGCATTAAAAGCACTTTTAGTTATTAGTTCTTATTATGAAAGACTTTTAGCTATAAGGGTAGATTTATTATTAATAGAGAATTCAGTTGAATCTCATATTAATATAATTAAAAGAGAGTTTAAATGTTTAGAAGGTTTCACTAGAATGTCAAAAGTTAATCAAGATTCTTGGATTGATATTGAGTTAGGACATTTGTTAGATTTTCAATCTAGAATTGCTACAATGATTGTAATTCTTAATCAATCCACTGATTATCTAAATAATATTCAGTTTAACTTAAAAAGCGTACTTTCTACCTTCAAAAACTATTGAACTCAGTTTAATAGTGAAAACTCTAATTTAAAATAATCTCTCCCGAACAAAGCCTTGATAGGGGATAAATATATGTCTGAACTTCAAAAAATAATAGAGAAACTACCTACTGCTAAAAAATATTCTGATATGATTTATAAAGCATTAATGGCTTCCTTAGAGTATGAATTAGGTTTTGATCATGCACTAGAAAGAATTGCTGGAGAAAGTACTTCCTTAGAATTTAGCAATCAATTTGCTGTTAGAACTAAAGAGAAGTTCTCAGAATTAATATTTCTAGAAAATCTAATTTTTAGCACTGGTTTCTCATACTTTAGAGATGAAATAATCAATAGGCACTTGGATAAACAGTTTTTAGGTAATGTTAAAAAGGATACAAAATGAGCTTTTATTATGATTCATTCGTAAAAAATTTAAAGAAAAACAGTGTAAAGCCTACTGACACAATTCACTCAGTAATGTTAAAGTTAGAAGGGTCTGCTTCTAACATTCCCCAGTTCCCCAAACTTAAAACTTTTATTAGAAAGTATTGGGCATTCGAGAAAACAATTTTAAATTCTTCTTATTATAATTTTGAATCTCAAAATTACATTGATCCAGTTATTGATGTTGGTAATTCTGGTCAGAAGTTTGTTGTTTTTGAGGATACTGTATTCAGTCTTTGTCCTACTTGTGGTGGTAGAATTTTTCCAGAATTTAACCATTGCCCTTTTTGTAGTTGCTCCTCTAAGGGTATTTCTCCTACTACTTCTACATTTCAAGAAATTAGTAGTAACACTTTGAGAAAATCCAAAACAGCTAACAAGAAAAAGTTTTTGACTGCTTCTTTTGAAGGTAAAGGTATGTTCTTTGATGATGGGGAAATAACAGTAACTTACAAAGAATTAAATGATACACTAAAGACAATTGATAAATACATTCCCTGATTTTAAAAAAGCCTATTTTCCTTTAATTTTAGGAGAGTAGGCTTTTTTACTTTTAAAAAAGGAGTATTAACAATGGCTAAAAGAAAAAAGGGTAAAAAACGTGGTAAAACCACATCAATTGAAAAACAACTAAAAGAAAAACAAACTGCTAGAAAGAAAAGACAAAAGGAACATGAGAAATCCATTAAAACTAGAATTAAAAAAGAAATGGATTCAATTAAAAAAATAAAACTAAATGAGAAAAAACATAGAAAAAATATTACTTTGTTGAAAAAAGACATGAAGAATTTTTAAAGATGTAAATTATTTTCTCAATTTAACTAGATAGTTTAAAGAAAGGAAAGGAAATTATGTTGATATTCATTGTTGTATCGTTTGGAATTTTGGTAATTACTTACTCTTCAATGTAGAATTTCTAGTTTAAAGTTTTACTCTCACTCATTTATTCTTAAAAAGGGGTTTATAATGAAAAAATTTATTTTAGCACTGTTGTTTGTCTTGTGTTTCGTTAGTGTTTCATCTGCTACTACTGTTAATCAAAGAACCTTTGAAGTAATTTTTGATGATTTACCATATTATGCTTATTTTGATAGAACTTCTCCATTTTATGAAGAAGATGAAACAGGAGTTTGTTATCTTAGTTCCTACAATATGGTTGTGGCAATTTTTAACTATTGGTACAAAGAAGGAGAAGTTGTCAGGCTTCATGGTTTTAGTGATTTTCTTCTAGGTCCAACAAAGTTGACCCAAATTATTTATGGTTTTGAAATGAATGAAGTGTTTCCGCCAAAACATTAATAGTTTTAAGAGTGAGAGTAAAACTTTAATTTTAAATAAGGAAATTATGAAACATATTAAATTGTATGCAAGAAACATTGTTAATGGTAATGATGTTAAAGACTTTTTAAAAGAAACATCTAAAAATATTACTGTTCCAGAAATACAGAAATGGATTAATTCTAATTTAAAAACTTATATCCAAGAATATTTAGAAACTGTCAATAAAGTTACTAGATATAATGAGAGTGATCCTCAATGGTTGAAAGATAGTGTTGAGAATGGTACAGCACTAGAAGTAGAATTCAAAGAAGAATTTCGTGATAAATTATCATTAATTTTACAATACTTTGAATCAGAAGAAGCAGAATTAGATAAACTTTCAAAGTTAAACTTTGATGCAGCATTTTCTAAAGCTATGTTATGGTCCAGAAAAGTAGAAAAAGAAAATAAGAAAAAGCTAGCTGAGATACCAGAAGATCTAGAAGGAATAGAGGTAGTTAGAAGGTACAATGATGGATATTTTTGGGTTAGACTTAGTACACAAAAAGCGTTAAATCGTGAAGGAAATATCATGAATCACTGTACTAAGGATGAAAAGCAAGGATATTTAGATGGAATTAAAGCTGGAACATTAGAAATATTCTCACTAAGAGATGAAAAGAATATTCCACATTGTACAATGGAAATACAAAAGAAAAAAATAGTAAAGCAGATTAAAGGTTACAGTAATGGATCAATTAGAGAAAAGTATGTTGAGAAAGTTAAAAACTTCATAAAGAAACCAATAGAAAATAGAAAGTATAAAGAAATAGGAGACTTAAAGAATATTGGTTATATTGAGCAAGATGGTAAATGGCATAATATTTATAATTTACAACCAGGTTTTACAGTTAAAGGTGATTTAGATTTAAGTGATACAACCATTGAAAAACTTCCAATTAATTTAACTGTTAATGGTTTATTAAATTTAAATTTTACTGAACTCATTACAGAATTACCTAAAAATTTAGAAGTAGAAGAATTAAACTTATATGGATCTAACGTAGAAACTTTACCAGATAATTTTAAAGTAAAAGTTTTAGATTTAAGTAATTCATTAATAAAAGAACTACCTAAAAATTTAGAAGTAGAAGAATTAAACTTATATGGATCTAAAGTAGAAACTTTACCTGATAACTTTAAAGTAAAAGTTTTAGCGTTAAAGGGCTCATTAATAACTGAACTTCCTAAAAATTTAGAAGTAGAAGAATTATATTTAGGTATATCTAGAGTAGAAACTTTACCAGATAATTTTAAAGTAAAAGTTTTAAAAGTAGGTAATTCATTAATAAAAGAACTACCTAAAAATTTAGAAGTAGAAGAATTATATTTAGGTAAATCTAAAATTTCTACTTTACCGGATGATATAAAAGTAGATACACTTTACACTAGCTCTGATATGAAAAGCTATCCAAAAGGGGTTAAAAAAGTTAAAAAATAATTTTTATGATAAGAATTGGAATTAAAAAATGGCTAAGATAGAAAGAACTTGTAAAGAATGTGTATTTTACGCTAAAAAAGAGTGTGTTGGAAAAATTCAACCTTGCCACAAATGGATTTACAAAAAAGCAAACTGTAGGGTGTGTACTTTTCTAGATGATTGTCATTCTCTAGGTAAAGGAGTATCTAGTGAGAAAGTATGTTTGAACTTCAAAAAGAATAGTAACCCCCCTAAAAATATAGATAAGTATGAAACAGAAATTATTGATGAAGAACCAGAGTTTTCACCAGTAGACTTAGTTGAAAATATCATTTCACAAGACTATGACTCTAGAATTTTTCAATTAATTGATGATAGAGACATACCTAAAGCTACTAACCCAGTTAAATTTATCATCTCTAAAAAGTTTCTAGGAATTAATGTGTTTCCAATGCAGTTGAAAATATTTCTAGAATTCTTCTCCGGGTATTGCCCTTTTTGCTCAGATACTAAATTTATTAAGAACATAGCTGTTGATACAAAAATAGAAAACATTCTAGATAGAACTGTACCTTACACTAATGGTATTTGTCCAAAATGTAAAAGAACTAAGTATGAAGCATTTGATTCAGGAAAGAGTGAAAGATACGATAATTTAATAGGTGTAGCGGGCCAGAGGTCTGGGAAGTCGATCTCTGTTGGTATATTAGCTGCAACAGTTCTCCATCAATTTTTAACTTTGAAAGGTAATCCAGTAGAGTTTTTTGGGTTACTTCCAAACTCAACACTTCATGGTACATTTGTTGGTTTACGGTACAATGATGCATTTGATAACTTGTGGGAACCATTTTACAACTTACTCAAATCTAGTAAGTGGTATCAAAACTACCATTCTTTTCTTCAAAGTGAGGGGCAAAGAATAGGTGTAGAACTAGTTAAAGTTCGTGATACCTTTATTGCTTATAAATGGAAAAACATAGGTATCTATCCTAGTGGTCCGGATAGGCGTACTTTACGTGGGAGGACCAGAATTATAGCTTGTTTGCCCTCATACATTTTAATAAATACCAATAAAGGTTTTATACGTGCTGATGACTATAAAAATTTAATAGAAGCAACTACATTTAATGGTAAAGACAAGAGAACTATAATAGATCACATCTACCAAGGAAAGAAAGAAGTTTTTAGGGCTACTCTAGAAAACGGTATTGAGTTGGATGCTACTTATGATCATAGAGTTTTAACTCTAACTAAAAGCGGAAGAACTAAGTGGGTAGAACAAGAAGACCTAGAGGGAAAATATGTATTTTGCCAATTAAAAGGTTCTTTTCCAAAAGAATTACTGTTTAACCACAACATTAAGTTAGAAGAACCTAAATATGTAAAAGTAGCTAAATACATTAATAATATTAAAACATTTACTATTAAAGACCTTATGGTAGAATTTGATTTACAAATAAAAGGTGTACATTCTCATTATTTATCTCCTATGCTAAAAGCAGGAGTCATAGATAGAAAACATAATAGAAACCATTTAGGTCATTCATTACCAACGGATTACAAAATAAATGCTAACTTTAAAATAGAAGATTGGACTATACTTAAAAAGGGTGTAATTAATAACAAAAAACAAGAGTTAACTATACCAGATAGAATGACACCTGAACTAGCTAGGCTAATAGGCTATTTAATAGCAGATGGAGATTTATCTTTCAATGAAGAAAAAGGGTCTGCGTACTGCATAAGTTTCAGCACAACTAACAAAAACAAGGTAAAAGACTTTAAACAATTATTTTTTAAATTATTTAATTGTCGTGTAAATGTGAGAAAGGATACTAGAAAATACGGAGAAAATGGAAAAAGTATCTGTCATTACTTAGAATTTTCCTATAATACATTAAAAGAATTCTTTACCTATCTAGGGTTATCTGATGTTAACGCCCACACTAAAACACTCCCTTGGTGTATCTTACAGGCTCCTAGAGAATGTGCTGTAGAATGCCTAAGTGCTATGGTTAGTTGTGATGGTGCAATTAGATTTAGTTCATACATATATTACTCATCAAAAAGTCATAAATTATTAAAATCTGTACAACTTTTATTTATGAAATTAGGATATCCTTGTAAACTAGTAAATGAATGGGTTAAATTATATAACTTTTCCTCATATAAATTTCTAAATGACGAATATACTGGATTAGATAAGAGAGACCATAAAAAAGATTTAACAATAGAACTTTCTGAGGATGAACAGTCTTATATAGATTATAAAATTCCTTTTACTAATGGGTACATATTAAATTATTTAAATAATAAACATAATAAATGTGTAAGGGAAGACTTTAAAAAATTTATTAATCAACGAATAATATTTTCTAAAGTAATAGAGGTAAAGTCATTAGGAAAGAAAAAAGTTTATGATATATCCGTAGACTCAGAGGATTCTATATTTCCAGCTAATAATGTACTAGTTCATAACTCCTTAGATGAATTAGGTTGGTTCATGGGTAGTGATGGTTCAATGAAGCTAGACCCAGATGGAGTGTACGAAGCACTTGATAACTCTCTTATGACTGTTCAAACAGCTAGTAGAAAATTATTTAAGAAATTTCCAGATATACCAACAGCAGTAGGTATGTATATTTCGTCTCCTAGCAGCAAAACAGATAAATCTATGAGATTGTATAAACAATCATTAACTAGTTCTAGACTGTTTGGTTTTCACGCAAGTACATGGGAATTCAATCCTAATATAACTAAAGAAGATTTACAACAAAAGTACAATGAAGATCCAATAGCTGCTGAAAGAGACTTTGGTGCTAACCCACCATTTGGAATTTCACCCTATATTAAAGGTCCATCGTCACTAGTTAATGTTTTTTCAAGTAATAAGAATGTGTTTATAAATAAAGGTTACAAAGTACTAGAAGGATCATTAAATGAGTCATTGTTGTACCCAAAAATAAGTTTTGCTCAAAAACATACTTATCCTAGTATCTTATCAATTGATTGCTCCTATAATAATAATAGTTTTGCTTGTGTTTTGAGTCATTTAGAATTAGACGAAAATAATGATAAAAAATTTGTAGTTTCTGGTATAATAGAAATTGTACCAGTTCCTTATCCTATTAGTTTTGTATCAGTTTATGAGAAAGTAATTTGTAGGATAATTGAGAATTACAATGTAATCCTAGTGATCTTCGATAGATGGCAATCAATTGATTTAAGTCAAAGAATTTTTAAAGACTATGGTATAAACAGTTTTTGGTATTCAGTTAAATATGTAGAATTTGAATTATTTAAAGCAGAGGTGTATGGTGAAACAGCACAATTTCCAAAATTAGAGAGCGATCTAGAAGAATTAATAGAACTAGATACTGAAATGAGTTCACTTACTACGCTCAAACCTTGTAATCATTTTTTCTTGCAATTATTAATGTGTAAAGATACTGGAAGAATGGTAACTAAAGGTGATGATGTAACTGATGATATATTAAGAGCTGTTATACTAGGTTATGCAGTTATAAATAAGGATGAATACATAGAATTATTTACTGGTATAGGAAACAAGGTAAATGATTCTTATAGTGACATTCGAAATATCGTTAAAGTAGGATATAAATCAGTGAGCAATGCTCCTGTATCGAATGTTCCTAGTTTTAATTCTCAACAAAGAACTACTTTTGTTCCAGGCATTGGTTCATTTAGGAGGAGATATGGAGTATATTAGAAGGCGTGATAGGATTATAATTAAGTTACCAAAAGTTACTGATTTCTATGTTTGTACTTTGATTAGAAAAGAAAATGATAAATTTTATGTTAAATTAGATAGAGGGGATTACTTTAGTTTTAAAAATAAAGACTTGATTGTTGAACGAGCTATTGATAGAAATTGTCCAGAATTAATTACCATAGATAGAATATATGATTATATTTTAGGTATTGGGGATAAAGAAGGTCATATCAATAAACCAGAAACAGAAGAGATATTAAAACGAATAAGTTCTGAGCAAGAAATACAGAAACAAGCTGTTATTGATAAAAAAGAAATGAAAGAAGAAAAAGAATCAAAAAATGCTAAATCTATTTCTGATTTAAAGAAGAAAAAATATGAGGATGGAGAGGAAATAGACGACTCAGTTGAAATAGAAGAAGAACCTGAAGAAGTAAATGAAGAATTAGGTGAAGAATCTGAAGCTATTGAAGAACCTGAGGATAGTGAAGAAGGTAATAATGACACTGATGAAGAACCTGAAGACAGTGAAGAAGAAAACGAGCAAGAAACTAGTGAGGAAAATGACAGTGAAGAAGAACTAGACGAAACAGATAAAATGTTAAAAGTTGATGAAGAAATAAATCCAGAAGTAGCGGAATCTGATAATACTGAAAAAGAAGAAGTAAATCCTGAAGTAGAAATTGAAGAAAGTACTAATACAGAAGAACCAAAAGAATCAGTTGAAGTGAAAGATAATACCGAGAAAGTTGATGAGTCAGTAGAAGTTAAAGAAACTGAGAAAGAACCAGAAGCCAACAACAGTGAAGTTGATGAGTCAGAAGAGGAAATTCCTGAAGAAGTAGATGAGTTAATTGAAGTGGAAGAATCTAAGGATAATACTGAAGAAGTAGAACCTTCAGAAAAAGTAGAAGAACCAGAGGTCAACACTGAAGAAGTTGATGAGTCAGAAGAGGAAATTCCCGAAGAAGAAGTAGATGAGTCAATTGAAGTAGAGGAAATTGAAGAACCAGTTAAAAAAGCAAAAGTTAAAAGTAATTTTCCATTAACTGATGAGGATAATGTTTCAGAATTAGTAGTCTGTGAAGATAACAGGAATAAAGGTGAGGGTGATTTATCTGAATCAATCTATAGTAATGTAATGTTACAAGCAGCTAGATCCTTTGAAAAAGGTGATAGGTTAATTATAAGAGCTAAAGGTACATTAACTTTTTATTTAGCTACTGTTACTATGAATAGAAAAGGTTTAATTTATCTTTTACTAGATAAAGGTGATAAATTATCTTTAAAACCCTCTTCTAGTTTAATAATGGGATTTGGAAAACAAAAATTATGTAAATATGCAATTAATAAGAATCAACTACACAGATTTATGGTAAAGCCATTTAACGCTTTATCTAAAATACAAAATCTTTCTAATAGAAAGAAAATGTCTCCAAAAGAATTACATGAATCAGTTAAAGAATATATACCAGAAAAACAAAATAATGCTGTTCCTTACAAAGTTGTAGAGCAAAAAGAAAAATTAAAGAATGTTGGACCATATCCAGTTAAAGAAAAGAAAGATTTTGTAAAATACTTATCACCATTAACTGATTCTGAAATAGATGAAATGATAAAATAATTCTATGTTTGGAGCTATTATGCTAAACCAAAAAGTATATGCTGCAAAATTTAATCAACAAGAAATATTAAAAAAGTTAGAAGAAATACATAATCTTGAATTAGATTATAAAAAACAAGAAGAAAATAAGGTAAAATCAAATTTAAAAAAGGTTCAAGAACAATATAAAGATAACTTATCTTTTAAAGAGCTAAAGAAGACCTTTGAAAAATTTGATGGCGAACGAGAAAATCTAGGGATACTTAAAAGATGGATATATAATTTATACTTTTATTATAATAAAAAATACTTTAAAGAAGATCTTAAACTTCCTACTATAAATGTTGGAAGTTTAAAAGGTAAAAAATCTAAAGCTCTAGCTTTTTGGGATGATAAAAAAAGAATTTTACATATAAATTCTATTCTATTTAATTCAAGTTTTAATCAAATAGAAAATACTTTGTTACATGAAATGTGTCATCAAGCAGCAGATGAAATTAGTGATCAAAGTCAAAGATATAAAATTGGTTTTCTTAATGGTCATGATACAGAATGGGCTGAATGGATGAAAAAATGTGGATTATCCCCAGACAGATTCTATACAGGTACACCCGATAATTTTATTTACAAGAAAAATATTAAATCTCCTGATAGTATAATAGGTACAAATCGAGATATATCGTATAAGGAGTTATTTATGGAACACTTACAGAAAAAGTATGCTTGGAACAAAGTTCAAACAAATTTAGCTAAATCTATGATGCTAGCTGGTGCAAATGAGGAAGCAATTGAAAAATTAGTTAGGGGTTATGGAAATAAAATTCAACAAGCTGATTTGTCGCTTGCTTGCCCAAAATGTCATGCTACTATGGCAGTTGCTTCACTAGAGGATGGAAGAAAAGCTAGATATTGTAGAAATGATAGAATTTGTTTACCTATTAAGTGAACTACGCCGGGCTAAAGCACCGGAGTTTTATGGCACTCTTGATAAGGAGAGAAATTATGCCTCCTGCACTAGTAAAAACTGCTTCTGAGGAATTAGGAATACCTTTTAAAGAAGCAAAAAGACTTTGGGAAAAAGCTAAGAAATTAGCTCTAGAAGAAGGTATTCCGAGATATAAATATGTAGTTGGAATATTTAAAAAGATGTTGGGTAAAAAAGGTGTTAAAAAGTTGGGATGGAAAGTTACTAGTAATGTGGAGTATGTTGCAGTTGATGTTAATCTAATTAATTAAAAAGGAGTATTACAATGCCGAAAAAAACCAGAAAGCCAAAAGTTGAGAAAGAAGTAAAAGAAACCAAAGAAGTAAAAGAAATTAAAGGCAAAAAATCTAAAAAGTAAGAAAGAAGGAAGGAGAAGATATTATGGCTAAAGATAAGAATAAAGGACACAAAGAGGCAAAAAAACCCAAGAAAGATAAGAAAGACAAAAAAGAAAAGAAGGATTGAAAGGACTATAACATGTTGATATATGTTAAGATTGTAGGTAAAGATAGTAGTAAAGAAAATATCAACAGAGTTTTTGCAACTAACTTTTTATCCTATAAAAAAAGAAAAGCTAACTCTTATGATGATTTTGTAAGTGAAAGTAGAGGATCATGTATTTCAAATTGCTGCTTTCCTAATGATAAAGCATTTGAATATTTAGAATTAGAGTTTTTTGACCCTGATACTAAGCTAGAAAAAATCATAACTGTGCCAGAAGCCTCTGCATATTTGTTAAACACTAATGGTAGAACAATAGACTCAATTCATTGTGGGAGTGTATAACTATGAGTTACATTTTAAGAAATTTGACTAGAGGAGATCTTATTCTAGCTAATAATACCCTCATAAAACAAAATGGTTGTGTGATAGTTGATGAAATTACTGATCAACTAAATGAGGAAAAAACTAGGGGTCTGATTTCTATAGTAGAAGAAGTAGATGTTAATATAACAGTACAAAAACCAATTGAAAAAATTGAAGTAACAATTAAACAAGTTGAACCAGTAATCAAACCAGTTGAAGAACCTAAGATAGTTGAGGAACTATTAGAAGAAAAAGTAGAGGAACCAATAGAAGAAACTCCTGAAATAGTTGAAGAAACTAAAGAAGAAGTTTCAATTGAGAATCAATCTTCTCAGAAACCTTCCACTAACTATAATTATAACAACAACAAAAAGTTTAAAAAGAATTAATTTTCGGAAGATAGTGAAAAACCTTCCAGGATCAAAAAAAGGGTAACTATCTATTGGTAGTTACCCTTTTTTTGTTTATTTTCAAAAGGAAATTTTATGGAATTTAAAAAATACCCAGATAACTGGCAAAATATAATTGAATTTGTTAAACATAGAGATAACTATACATGTAGTAAATGTCATCAAAGAAAATCTTCTTACGAACTAAGAGTTCACCACATGGTTCCTCTATCTAAAGGCGGTTCAAACAAAGAAACTAACTTACAAACACTTTGTAATGACTGTCACATTTCAAAACACCCACACATGAAAAACTTTAAGAGTAAACCAGCTAAAGAAACAATCAAAAAATATGAAAGATTTTCTTCTAGAATTAAAGATTCTGACATGATAATGGGGGATTTATGAAACCACAAGATACTGATGTAACAGCCTTTTTATATAAGGATATACTTAATTCTATTAATATTATGGTCCAAGCTAGAGTTTCTTTAAAGAAAGTTGCAGCTATGAAACAACTAAGTACTCCAGATATAGCTATAATTAATAATAATATGAATAAAGCATTTGATTTATTAAAAAAATCAATGGATATAGTACAGAACAAAAAGAAAGAGGTTAAAAAATGAAAATAGAAATAGATGCATCAGTACCTTTTAAAGAAGAATTTATGAACTTAGCCAACACTATGTATATAATTTTACCCTATTTTTTAAAGAAAGAAAAAAATACTAATTTCAATGAACCAAGAGCTAAAAAAATCTTTCTAGAATTAATAGAACCATCTTTGAATGCTTTGCCTCATATAGAAGGTAAAAATCATTTAGAAACTATTTATAAAAATCCTAAAAGTATAAATCATCTTTCTTCATTTATGGAGAAATTAAAAATTACTTCCTATGCAAAATCCTTTAGAGAGATAGAAAAGAAAATTTTTAATGCTTTTTTTAATATATACACTCTTAGTGAAGAATTTCCAGAAAGTCTAGAACTAGTATTATCTAAAGTTATGATGTTAGATAATAAAGATTTAAGAATATCTATTAAAAGTATTGATAACCCACATGCTGATCCAATTAAAAGTTATAAAATAAATGAAAAAGAATTAAATGATTTAACTCTAAAATTATTTAATAAGGTATTACCTAGCCACAAAGAAGTTGAAGAATTAAAAAAGAAATCTCCAGAGTTATATAAGCAATTAGATAATAAGCGTTCATTAGTTAAATTAAAAAGTTGGGAATTAATTAATAGTGAATGGGAAGATTCAATAGGAAAAGAATTTTTAACTCCAGAAGAAGCAAATGAATTATATGCTAGAGTAGGATTAAAAGCAGTAGATCCTAATTTTGAAGGATTTGTTAGTGTAAATAAAACAAAGGGTGGTGATTTATTATTTTATACATTAAATAAAGGAGTATTAGATAAAAAAGTAGGTACTGAGGGTGTTAGAATGAATACATCTAAAAAAGATTATTATTGTTTAACACCAAGAATTGGAAAAGATGGAAAACTATCAGATTATAAAAACGAAAATCTTTCTATTAAAGAAAGATTTCAACATATTTATCCTTTAAATGGAAAAGCTAAAAATGCAGATAATAAATTTGTTGCAACTAGATTACTAGGAAATCCAGATAGATATGATATTCCTGGAGATAAATTAAAGAATATAAGAAAAAATGTTTTTGTTAAGGATTTAGAATCTAATAATACCTATACAAAACATAAAGCTATAATTTGTATTTTAGGAGATATAACAAAAGCTAGATTAGGTACTTCCAAAAAAGACAATTATGGTGTTCATACATGGAAACGTAGTCATTTAATTGTTACAAAAGATTCAGCTACATTTGATTACATTGGAAAAGGTAAAAAGGATAAAGAAACAGGAGAGGGAGTTAGATATGTTCATACAATTTCTATGAACACAAAAACAGTATATGCTGAGTTAAAATGTCCAAGTGGAAAAATGGCATTAAGAGTATTAATAGATGAATTAATAAAATTAAAGAAAGGTCCTAGTGATTCATTTCTATTTCCAGGTCAAAAAGGTTCAGATACAATAAGTGAAAACACCATTAATGATTATTTAGAATTGCATGGATGGCCTGGAACATTTCACATGTTTAGAACTTACTTTGCTTGCAAAGAATTTTACAAAGAAATTAAGAAAATAGAAGAAAAAGGTAACTCTTATTCTCAGGATGAAGCAATAGAAGAATATGAAAGAATTCTTACTAAAGTCTCTGATCAATTAGGAAATACTCATCAAGCCTGTATTGGAAGTTATATTGATAAATTACTAATTAAACAACTATTTGATGTAATGAGTGCTAAAATTCCACAATCAACATTAACTATTATTACTAAAGAGCAAGGTAAGTTAGACGGAATTTCTACTACAGGGGATAGTGAAGAAGAATATGTACCTAAAGAAAAAGTTAGAAAACCTGTAGAAGATTCAGAAGAATATATACCTAAAGAGAAAATTAGAAAACAACCTAAAGAGAAATATGTACCTAAAGAAAAAGTTAGAAAACCTGTAAAAGAAATTGGAAAAGATGATCCAATTACTATTATACATGAAGGAAATCAAAAATCTGGTATTATTACTAAGGTAGTTGAGGATGAAAATGGCACTTATTACTATTTTAAACTAGATAGTGGTAAAGCTTTAAGAATTAGATCAAATTCTAAATATCTTATTAAAGTTGGATAGTAGGAGTAGTTATGGTTGATATTTATAAAAATTCTGATTTTCAATGCACTTGTTTCTTTAATGGTTGGTGGTTAAAATCGTGTTTGTAATTTATAAGATAGTAAGGAGATAGATATGGGAGAATGTAAAGTTAAAGGGTGTAAAGATAACAGGAAGATGAGAAGAGGCTATTGTTATAAGCATTATAGAAAACTATTTCTTGATAAAAGAACAGAAGAAGAAACTAGAAAAGTTCAAAAGCCCACTTGTTGCTCAGTAGATGGGTGTGGTGGTACTTATAATATAAAAAGAGGCTATTGTAATAAACATTATTTACAGGTGCAACGGTATGGAAAAATTATTCCAGATAAGATTAGCTATGATCACTGCCTAGTAAAAGATTGTGAGGGTACTCCCTATAGTACAGGTAATGGTTATTGTCAAAAACATGCGGGGCATATACAATTATATGGAAAGATTTTACCCTATAGTGTTAGAGATAAAAATAAAAGTAGAATAAGAAATGGTATTTGTGAGATACTGTTAAAAAATAAGTATGGAGAAAAAACAGGAATAGCAATGGTAGATATAGAGGATAGAGAAAAAGTCTTAAAACATAAATGGTATTTATCTAAAAAAGGATATGTTACTTCCAGAATTAGGAAAAAGAACGAAACAAAAGGTAACTTAATCTATTTACACCATTTTATATTGGAAAGAAAAGATAATACAGATCATAAAGATAGAAATCCTTTAAATAACTGCAAAGATAATTTGAGAAATTGTACTAGAAGTCAAAATTCTTGTAATAAAGTAGCTAGAGAAGGAACCTCAAAATTTAAATGCGTGTGGCGTTACGGTGAGAAGTATATTGTATATGTTAGGTATGAAGGTAAGAGGATATATGGCGGAGAATTTGATTCAGAGATTAAAGCGGCCAAAAAAGCAAATGAGTTAATGCTAAAATACCATAAAGAATTTAGTGTATTAAATGAAGTGTGAGGAATTATGATTGACATATATAAAAATACAGATTTTCAATGTACTTGTTTCTTCAACGGCTGGTGGCTTATGAGTTGTATTTTCCACGATTACTCCTGTGCTGATGCCCAAGCTCAGGAATCACTATCATTAAGATTAGAAGCAGATTTACATCTAAGAATAAATGTCAGTAATTCTGGCACAACTGAATTACAGAAGTTACTTAGTCCCATAATTGCAAATATAATGTATTTTGGTGTATCCATTTTTAGAATAGTAGTATGTAAATGGATTAGAGGGTATAAATGATGGAATTTTTTAATGTTAAAACTGTTGAAATTATGGATAAAATAATTGATGATGAACCAATATTTATAGAATGGGATTGCCCTAGTTGTCACTCTGAATTCATAAACTATCTTCCAAAAGATAGGGCTGTTCCAATTTTTTGTAAACATTGTAAAACACTTTTAGAATTTTAATCGTTTAATAATTAAAATAGGAAATAGAAAAATGAGAAAGATATTTTTAGATACGGAGTTTACTGGTCTTCACCAATCAACCACTTTAATTAGCCTAGCACTAGTTTCAGAAAATAATGAAACATTTTATGCAGAATTTAATGATTATGATACTACTCAAGTAGACGATTGGATACAAGAAAATGTCATTAATAATTTAAAATATCATAACATTAAAAAACTTTATTCTGAGAATGAAACTAGTGTAGAGATTAAAGATTGTAAAAAAGAAATAGCATATCAAATAGTTAGATGGCTAAAAAATCTAACTAATAGGAAATATACTGATTTTACTCATCCATTATATGAAATTTATTCGGACACACTAGCGTATGACTGGGTATTATTTAATCAACTGTGGAATAATGCTTTAAACCTTCCGAAGTTGATTTATTATATCCCCCAAGATTTAAGTTCATACTTTAATTGTTTAAATATTGATCCAGATATAAATAGAGAAGAATTTGCTGGAATATTTGATTTTCAAAAACATAGTGCACTTTCAGATGCACTAGTCATCAAAGCATGTTTTGATAAAATTTTTAATGCTCAATAAGGAGACAGACAGATGGGAGAAATGTGTAGTTTATGTGAGTATGGTGATGTTAAGCTAATTTGGGATCCAGAATTAGAAGAAGAATGTACTTTAGCTGAAAAAGCATTTAAGGATTTAATTGAAAACAAGAATCACCTAGCTTTTGGAATAACTAAAAAAGGAAAACAAGGTAAGAAAAGAATTTACAAATTTGATAAAAATTTAAGTAGAATACTATTAGTTCCTCCTATTATGGGAGGATAATATGGTTACTACTTCTATTAATCTTCCCAATTCAACTACTTACAATGATCCTACTATAATTTTTAGTAGTACAGACGATTCGACTAGATCATTATACTATGATATATCCTCAACAAGATACTATCCTTATATTTATTCTAATTACACTGTTTCAACAGACTCTAATAGTACAAATAATTATACCTATTGGACTACAAATAACAATTTAAATAGTATTATAATTACAACTTCAAATTATTCTAGATCAATGTATTCTAATTACTTTGACTATGAAACGTATTTAAAAGAAGAGTTACAAGCAAGGAGGAAAACAGAAAGATTAAATAAAAATGCAGAAATGAGAGCTAACCTACTACTAGAAAGTCTATTATCTGAAGAAGAACTAAATCAATATTCTATGAATAAATCACTTTTAGTTAAAACAGATAAGTATGATTATACACTAGAATTAGGTAAAAGAGTGGTTAGATATAATAGAGAACTTAACTGTAATGATATTCTTTGTGTTGAACCAAAAACTAAGCTACCTAAAATAGATAAATTGATAGCTTTTAAGTGTTTGATAGAGACAGATGAAGATTATTTTAATAAGACTGCTAACTTAATTAAAACGGAGTACTTATAATGGATTTATATTCTATTTTAGGAGTTGAAAAAACTGCCTCACAGGAAGAAATTAAAAAAGCTTACAGAGAATTATCAAAAATACATCATCCAGATGTTAATGATAATAAAAATGATGATAAATTTAAAGATATTTCTCTTGCTTATTCGGTTTTATCAAATGAAGAATTCAGAAAGCATTATGATGAAACAGGAGAAGCATTATCCATGTCATCTAAAGATGATTTAGAAAATAGAGCAAAGATGGAATTAATAGAGATATTTCTTCAGTCTGTTAGAACAATTATAGACAGTAATGTCAATGTTATAACTGTTAATATAGTTGCATCAGTAAAGGAAACTATTTCTAAAACAATAGAAGCAGAGAAGAATAAATTAAACAATATTAAAAACACTAAGTCTAAAGTAAAAACTATCTTAAAAAGATTAAAAAGTAAGTCTAAACAGACTTTTTTGATGGAAGTATTAGAAAATCAATCAAATGATATAGATACTATTATTTGTAATATAAATAAGAAAATACTTACTTTAGAGAAAATGATTGAAATGCTAGACGATTTCTCTTATGAAGTTGAGAAAGGAGAGATAGTCGATCTTAATAATTACAGATAAGTGAGATTAGTAACCACAGGACTCTCCCTGTGGGAGAGGTAACTATTGAATATCTTATTAGTAGATGATGAAAGCGCAGTACTTAGTCTTGAAACTACCATGATTAAAAAATTAGGATATAATGCTTTTCCTTTTAGTAATGCCATAGAAGCATTAGAATACTTTAAAAATAATTCTAATATTGATCTAGTCATCAGTGACTCTACTATGCGAAATATGAGTGGTGAACAACTAGCAAAAGAAATTAAAAGTATTAAAGATATTCCATTTATTATTTGCTCAGGATATGATAAAAATGAAGAAGAATTAAAAAAGTTAAATATTAATTTTATTTTAAAGCCATTTTCGTTTTATAAGTTTTCTATGTTGATTAAAAAAGTTTTAGAAATTGCCAATTAGGAGCAAAAACTATGCAATTTAAACTTGAATTTGAATTTCTTTCTAATTTCTATGATTCCCCAATTAAATATAAAGATTTAAAATTTAAAACTGTTGAACACGCTTACCAATCCTCTAAGACTAGAGATGCTAATTGGAAAAGTAGAATTATTGAAGCAAGTACACCAGGGAAAGCTAAAAGATTAGGAAGAGACTGTCCTGCTAGAGAAGATTGGGAAGAAGTTAAAGTAAAATGTATGAGATACTTTGTTAGAAAAAAGTTTAAACAGAATCCAGAGCTATTAGATAAATTAAAAAGTATTAAAGGTCCAATAGTTGAACACAACCTCTGGCATGACAATTTTTGGGGTCATTGTTTATGCATGAATTGTAGTGGCAAGCAAATTGGAAATCAGCTAGGTAAGATTTTAATGGAAATTAGAGATGAGATATAAAGTATTTTTAAAGAATAATACACCTAATATGGCTAGCGAAAACATGCCAGCTTTCTCTGAAGAATTTAAAAAACAAAAAATATTTTCTAGTTTCGAGAAAGCTGACAAATTTTTAATTTCTAAGTTGAAATTTAAACTAGACTCTGAAAAAGAGATATATCATCCTAAAAGACTTTTTGATAAAAATTGTTAAATTTATTATTTAATAATAATGAAGTAATAAATATTATAGTTACCAATATTCATTATTAATAAATTTATTGTTTCATAACTACTTAAATATTAAATTTATTATTTAATAAAAATAAAATAATAAATATTATAGCTACCCTTATTTATTGTTAAATAACTATATTATAATTAATTACTTTATTATTAAACAATTAAAAAGGAAAAATCATGAAAATTTATATTGAATCACAAAATCTATGTTTAACTATAGAAGAAGCTAAGAAATTATTTGAGGAGTTAAAAGTTTTATTTGAAGAAAAACCTATTTATTACCCAATTTTTTCTCCTATTCCATATAAAGATAATGAACCCTATTACTCATCCATAGTTACACCGCTTCCAGAATTTAATACTGTTTTGACATTTTCTGAGGATGGACTAGGAAGTGTTTCTGCTAGAAAACAAGATTAATAGAGGTATATATGATTAGTACTAGAACTGATTTGGTATTTAAAAAATCTAAAGTTTATTATAGTTCTGATTCAGGTATAGAAGAAGGTCCAACTTGTCCTGAATTAGAGAAGAATGTAATGTATATCCATGCTAAATCTACTATAGATGCACCAGTTAAATATTTTAAAAAACCACATCATGCTAGAAAAAGAAAGTCCTGGGAATAATTTATGAGACATTATGAAATAAATACTATTTTAGAAAAAGTATCTTTTATAGGGGAAAGATTAACAAACCTTCATAGACCAGATTGGCAGTATTATATTACAGAGGAGAAAGAAATCTTTCATTTTAGAAAGAAGCATATTGTATATATCAAAGAAACATTATTAAAATTGGATGAATAAATGGTAAAACAAGTAATTGTCATGAGAAAAGATTTAAACATGAGGAAAGGTAAGATGTGTGCTCAAGCAGCACATGCTTCCATAGAAGTTTTCTTAAAAAGTATTAGAGAACAAACTAAGAATACTTTAACAATTAATATTAATTCTGATATGAATAAGTGGTTAGAAACTGGAACAACTAAAATAACTGTTGGGTGCAATAATATTGAAGAAATATTTCAAATTCAAAAACTATGTAAAGAAAAAAATGTACCATGTGCTGTCATAGAAGATTATGGAAAAACTGAATTTAAGGGTAAACCAACAATTACTTGTATAGCAGTTGGTCCAGCTAGAGAAGAAATTGTTGATTCAATTACAGGTTCCTATACTTTACTTTAAATGGGAGAAATCTATGGCTCTTGAGAAAACTAAAATAGATAAGATAGTAGAACCTTCCTATATAAAGAAAACCAAAAGAAACAGACGAAAAACAGAGTGTTCCATAAATAGAAGACATGGTTGTGGTATTTGTGGTTCATTAAATATAGCATTTCAAGGTGTTAGATACTGTGAGAAATGCCATGAGGAAATAGAGGTATTATCTGAAGAAAGATATGGCTTTTTAAATAAAGAAAAAATATGCAACTGTTTTATAGTATTCAACAATAGAAAATACAGTTGCATTAAAGATATAATTGTAGAAAAATGTATTGATTGTGGCGCAGTAAGAAGTAGGTTCTGTCCTAATGATAAAAGACATAATTGTTGGAAATCTTGGGATGGAAAGAAGTTTTGTAGTTGTGGTTTTAGAAAAAATTAGATTTCTACCTGTTGGAAACAACAGTTTAGATACCAGCCCCAATCTCCGCCTCGGTGAAGCCGGACCCATCGAGGAATTAACCAAGTTTGAAAATTTGTTTTGGGGGATCGTTATCTGTCCTTGGCATGATGCTGAACATTTCAAACAAGGTCCGGATTCTTTTTAGGAATTAAAAAAATGAATTGTTCAATTTGTAATACTAAAGAAGAAAATGAAACATTTATGGCAATTTCTGACCCATTAAATCTTTCAGAAAGATTTTTAATCTGTAGATATTGTAGGGAAAATAATAATAAATTATCTTTATTGATCAATGAATTTTACAGAATTAAATTAGATTTAATTAAACAATATACTCTAGTTTCTCATTTTTTAACTGATTTGAAAAAGGAAAATTAATGGATTCACATTGTACTATCCCAATATATGAAGTAAATTTTAAAAACGTAAAAACTAAACTATCAGATGGTTCAATAATTACAGGCAAAGTAAATATTGCAGCCTACACTAGATTATCTGATTATTTAAAGAAATCCCATGATAACTTTGTGACAATTACAGATGTAGAAGATGAAAATGCCCCGAATAAAACTGTAATTATCAATAGAATGCATATTATTTGGGCTGACACTTGGGAGGAGAAAATATATGGAGGAAACCAATGATTCTTCTAAACTCTGCCCTAGATGTGGGTGGAGAATTAAAACAAATTATGAGAATAAGAATGATAAATTGATGTTTTTCTATGGGGTATTATTTGGTTCAATTTTAACTACTGTCTTAGCATTAATTTTGCGATGAAGTAAAAAGGCTCACTTAATGGAGTTGGAAATAGAAGATATTATTGTTGCCTTGATAGAAGCTGGATTAAATTATGATACGAATTTAATCATTAAGTATGCTTTTATTTTAAAAGATAAATCTAAAAATGATGGGACTAACCTCTCAAAAAGAATTGAGAAACTTTTAAGTGTTGAAGTTTTTGTAGAGAATAATGTAAAACCATTGCATGTAGTACTAGATGAGATGCTCAAGGAGAAAGAATGGATAGTTGCCCAACCTGTGGAACAAATTCAGAATTATTAGAAGTTCTTGCAAATCTTTTTGATATTCTAGATAGAGAGACTGGAAATAATAGACATGAAATACAAAATGATCTAAGAAAATGGATTAAGAACATTAAAGAAAGGAAGGAAGAATGAGTTCAAAAAGAATGTACTCAAAAAGAATGTGGTTGAATAGGGAAGATAGTGTCTCAACTGGTTCAGTAGTAGCTTACAGGGGAGAGATGATTTTTGAGGACAATGAGAAAAAGAAAGTAGCATTTCTAGAAGTTGCGGATTGTCATAATAAGATAAGATTACATGTGACACCAACTGACACAATGAATGACTTTATTGTAAAAATGGAAACACTCAGAGATTTTATAAATGAATATGTAATATATTTGAGAAGCGAAGAAAAAGAGGAAGAAGAGGATAGATTTGTGTCTGTTTCAGAGACTATTAGTTAAAGCAGCAAAGAACTACTATGAGATAAAGAAGGAAAAAATAGATAAGCTATGAGAATGCGATAAAACATCAGGGCTTGCCATTGATGAATCGCCTACTCCTATTCTCTACTTTTAGCTTTTTAAGTTTTAGTCCTGAAATATAGAATTATGGCTAGTCACAGTTTACTGTTATAAGTATTACAACTATAACTACCATTATATAAGGAGAATAAACTATGGCTAGAATCTTATTTGTTATAGATGATGATCTTAAATCCTATTATGAAGATGTAGCTAGAAAACTGTCAGTAGAAAAGAAGAAAAACATCTCTTTAAGCAAACTCGTAAGAATTTCTTTAAAGAAAGCTTTTGGTGTTCCTAGTAAAAAGGAGAAAGCTAATGACTGAAACTAGAAAGATAAAGAAATCTTACAAGTTTAGAGCTTACTGTAATAAAACCACTGAGAAAACTCTAGAAGAAGTTCTAGAGTGCTGTAGATGGGAGTATAATCTAGCTTTAAGCCTTAAAGAAATTACTTATAACCTTTCTAAGGGAAGCCTTCATAAATACTCTATTATAAACAACATAAATCATTTTACAGCTCTAAACCCTTTTCTAGGAAAAGTCTATGCTCAAGTTAGGCAAGAAGTCATTTCTAGACTAGACCACAACTACAATCTTTTCTTCAAAGGAGTTAAAGATGGAAGGAAGGTAGGAAAACCTAGATTCATTCCCTTTGGAAAGTACTGTTCCTTCACATACCAGGACCCTAGAAGAGGATTTAAACTCTCTAAGAGAGATAAAAATGGAAAGAAAGCTAGTGGCAACTGGAGATGGGTGAAACTCTCACTAGCTGACAGACAGTATCTCTACATTAAAGTAAAGAAACATAGAGCTGTCAAAGGTAAACTCAAAACTCTCACAGTTAAGAAAAACTCAATAGGAGAGTGGTATGTTATAGTAGTTACTGATCACACAGTAACTATTAAAGATAAAACTACTCCCATAGGAATAGATTTAGGTATTAAAGATCTAGCTACAACTAGTAAAAATACTGTTGTAGAGAATCCTTTAAATTTTAAAAATCCTAGATTTATAGAGTTTGAGAAGACTTTTGATAGAATCGTAGATTGTCAGAGACAACTCCAACTAGCTAACGATAAACTAAAAAAAGCTAAAACTAAAATAGAGAAAGATAAATGGTATAAAATAAAACTTTCTAGACTTAGATCTCTAAGGCTAGCTTGGAAGAGATACAATTTTCTTAAGTCTAACTTCTTACATCAAGAAGCTAGGACTATTGTAAATGAGAATAATGTAATCTGTATTGAAGACTTTAAACCTAAGAAGCTCTCTGAGAAGGAAATCACAAAGAAGAAATCTTTGAGAAAGAGACTAAGGCAAGCTTCGTGTACTTCTTTCAAAACTATACTCTTCTCAAAAGCTTTGATTAATGGTAATATTCCAGTTCTAGTCCCTCCATTTAACACTACTAAAACTTGTAGTGGTTGTGGAAGCTTAAAAATGATGAAACTAGAAGATAGAATCTATGAATGTAAAAAGTGTAAACTAGTACTAGATAGAGATTACAATGCAGCATTAAACATAGAAAAGCTAGGATTAGAACTTTTAAAAGCAGCTTAAACCTTTTAGTGAGCTAGGAAGTAGCACTTAACTCTCTGTATTGAAAGATACAGGAGACTTTCACAGTTTCCAATGGAAACTATTATGTTGTTAGTAATTTAAAGTTGAATCTAGCTGAGTTAGGACCTTAACTTTGCTAGCTCCTAGAAATAGGAGAGAAGCCACCGGGCTTGCCCGGTGGTAAGGTCACGAGAATCATTAAAGTAAAAGATTTTTCTACTGCACCTGGCGGTAGGTATATAAATCATGGTCCATTTTCAGGGGAAGAATTTAGAAACACTGTACTAATACCCGCTTTTAAAAGTGGTGAGCAGCTCTTAATTGATTTAGATGGGACTTTTGGATATGCTTCTTGTTTCATAGATGAAGTGTTTGGAGAAATGGCTAGACTACATGGAAAAGAAATTCTTAAAAATTTATTTTTTAAATCAAATGAGGAACCTAATCTTATTGAGGAAATACTTAGTGTTATCTCACTTGAGAAAAAGTAAACCATTTTCTTATCCGAAGAAGGAAAATAAATGATTACTTTATCTGGAAAAGAATTTAAAGAATTCATGGATGACGATGAGTATTGGACTAAGGATACATTCTTAGAGGATGATACTATTATAGTAGATAATTTTGAAGTACCTGAAACATTTTTTTATAATAATATCTCAGATACTTCTATTGTTAAAGCTACTGGGAGTATTATTTTCAAAGATAAAGTAGTAAAACTAGAGACTTTCATTAAAAATTGGAGAAAGAAGCAAAATACTGCATATCTTATAATAGAAATAGATAAAGATAATTTAGAAGAAATTCTAAAATCTTTAAAATCTTTGAGTTGTAAAATTATAAAGTAAATAGAAAATCCTCCTATTAAAAATATCTTAATAGGAGGATTTTTTAATTAGTATCCTTCTACAAATGCTTCTCGATCAATACGTCTTTGTTCTTCCCTTTCCAGTCTTTCCATTCTTTGTTCTTCTTCTAGCATTTCTTGTAATTCTATTTCATGCTCATCTATTTCAACAGGACCATATAAATATTCCTCATCCTCATCATCATAAAATGACTTTGATTTCTTTAATTCACCATTTACAAATTCTCCCCATACATCAGGTGTTCTTCTTCTACCACTTTTTGGTCCATTATCAATTCCATTAACAAGTTTAAATTTTACTTTATTTACATTATGCGGTATAGTAGAATATAATAATTTTTTATTAGCTCTTAACTCACCTTTAACTATTAAATCTTCGGGTAGTTCTGCTATTCTATTGTTTAATATTAAATGACGTTTTACAATAAGATTTTTTGGAAGTTCTTTTAAAGTTGATCCGTCTAAATCTAAAGTACCCTCTACTGTTAAATTGTCTGGTAAATATTTAAATTTAGCATTATTTAACCATAAATTACCTTTAATTGTTAGATTTTTAGCTAATGTCTTAAAACTAGCACCTCCCAAATGTAACCATTTATTAACTACAAAATTCTCAGGTAAATTATAAATATTATACCAAATTCCATCCTGATCTAATAATCCAATATTAGATAAGTCTCTTATCTTTCGATATATCTCACCCTCAATAGGTTTCTCAATGAAATTTTTACAATACTTAATATACTTTTCTTTGATTGCACCATTCGCAACACCTTTAATTTGATTAATAGTATGTTTAATAATTTCTACTGTACAATGGGGTTTATTATTAGGATCTCTAAGAGAGTAAATAACACATTGTTGACTGGCTACCTTGGAAGCATAACTTCCAACACAATGTTTCATCAACTTACCTTCCCTGTTTAATGCTTTTGCTGATTCAACTCTAACCCAAGAGTATCCTTCTTTATAAGCTCTAACTGTTGTAATTCCTTCAAAATCTTCTTCTATTGATGCTTTTTCATGTAATTCTTGCATCCATTCTTTAGACTTACCTAATGCTATATCAAATTTAAGTCTAGTAATTTTAGATAACTCTGTATCTGGTAAGGAATTAAAGTAATCTAAAATATGAGCAATTTGATTTCTAAACCCTCTGTTGAAACTTACTTTTAAAGCTGTACCATTCTTAACACCATCTTTTAACCAGTCTGGATCATTCTTCTTAAAAGTTATAACTGGTTTAATAGTATCTAAATCATTTTTAATGTAATCCTTTAAACTCTTATTTATCCATGTTTTGATTTCTTGTTTTTGAACATTATTTCCTAAAGTAATAGAAATAAGAAACTTATCAATATCTGGTAAATTCACTACGTTTCTAGCAATTAAATAAGTTTTCATTTTTTAAAAATCCTTAATAATTAAAGTATTTTTAATATATTTTGTTGAATCAATAATAAATTCTGTTAATCCTTCTTGATGGAGTAATAAAGTACATTTCCCAACTAAATTTATATGGTGTTTTATTCTAGGATGATTTAAATTTTTTGTGATTCTGCAATTAGCTATTTTTAATTGTATTCCACGTCTAGTTACTCTATGTGGAAAAAATGGGTAAAATTTACATAATAATGGTTTTAAATCTAAATCACAATTTGAACCATCATCATTACATATAAAATATTTATCATTACTTTCTATGGGGTATAAAAGAATTATTGGATTTGCAGAACAACAATTTTCAGTACATTTACAGAAAGGGAGTTTTCCATTTCCTATTATTCTATGGAGTTTAGTTAAAGTATCCAATTATCTCTCCAAATTTTAAAAATTTATTCATCAAATTCTTCGTGTTTAATTGAATTACTAGTTTTGTAATATTCATTTTTTACGCTCCCCTTTAATAAAGGGTTCAACATCAATATCTAACACATTATAGTCTGTTCCACTCTTCCATTTTACTGTAAACCTAAATTTAGCACCAGGTTTTACCCATGTTTTTATACCAGGAAACTCATCTACTTTATCTATTAGTCCAGTTATATCTTCTTTTCTTACAATTACTCCTACCATTCCATCTTCTTTTCTTCTCACACGACTACCAATCTCAAAAGGTTTAGCTAGTTTAGGATCAATTTCATAAATATTATTAGGGTTAAAAACACAGATTTGATCTCCATCTAGTAATCTTCTAATACCTTTTCCTTTAAACCATACTGCGTCATACTGAGCTTCTAAATTTTTTGTTAAGTTAATTGTTTGCTGTAATCTTTCCTCTTTATCATACAATGCTGGTGTTGGGTTGTACCCATTATTGTTCCACCACTTCATCATGTTCTTAGCTGAACCAAAGTTAATTGTTTCTAGTCTAGTAACATCTAAATAGTAAGTTTTTAAGTTCTTTGTAGAATTATAGTTGAACTGTTTAGCAATAGCTTTTACAGTAGTAAAATATATTCCAAAACCTAGATGATGAATTGGTGCAGCAATATCATTAAAATAATTTGTAATATCATATCCATGTTTTACATTCTCAGTTCGTTCATGACCAATAAATACTTTGAACCCTTTGTCTTTAATTTCTTGAAAGGCTGTTTCGCTTGTGCCATGATATACTGGTCCAAAGAACTTCCTATCTAGGGCTTCTTGCAGTGAAATCTTTGATACGTTGGCTGATAGGAACACTAGTTCAGCTTTGCTTACTGTGGTATAGTTCATTTTTCAATTCTCCACAAATTCTTATTTTCCAAAAAGCATATCTAAAGTTACAGAAGAGCGAGCGAAAGCCCACGGGCTTGCCCGTGGGTAAGCGAGCACTCTCTTTTCTTAAACACTATAAACATATCCATCCTCCTTGTGTAGAATTTTACAGTCGCTAGCATTAAATCTAATGTACCCTGTTTCTACTTTCATTGTAAATTGGTCGTTAGACAATCCTACTCTGCCTACAAAAGTACCTTTCTTGTGAGTAGCCCTCACTGTATCGTTAGATTGTACTCCCTCTATCTGTTTTCTTCTCTGTCTAGGTTTAGACTTAGGGAACCCATATTTATCCATAGAGCAGAATCTACGATGGCCTCTTCCATTAGCCTTTATTATTATAGGTTTAAACCTTTTAGGAATAAACACTTCAATTCCAGAATACTTTCCTACACAAGCTGCATCTATCCAGTGATCTTTCTTGTATTTTTGTTTAAGCCTGTTGTATTTTGTAATGTATCCTTTGGAGAAAGAAGTTTCTATTATTAGCTTCTTTAACTCTTCTTTTATCTTCTTTCTAGTAGAGTTTACAGCAGCAACATCAGATAGACTCTTCTTTAACTCACTTTTAACAGATTTTAAAATATCAGGTTTCTTCTTTAAGAATTCTTCTAGGTTCTTATTTCCTTTCTTTTGATTACAGAAGTGGCACGCTATCGCTAAATTAGAAACTCTGTTACTTCCATTTTTAGATTTAGGTACAATGTGTTCTACTTCTAGTGGTACATCAGTTTTTCCACAGTAAATACAAGTTCTCTTGTACTTCTCTAGAAGATACTCTTTAACTTCGTACCCTTGTAGTTCTCCTTGTTGATACTCAATTCCTTTAATCTCAGAATTTTGCATCTTTTGTGTGTCAAACTTCACAGTTTCTACAGTACAGGATTCAACGTAGCAGAACTTCTGAATTCTCTTAACAATGGTTGTAACATTGTTAACTCTAGAAAGTAAAGAAGGAGGAAGCCAACCTTTGGGTTTTGAGTGTTTCCTGTTTGAGAATCTTGGTTGTCTGTACCTAGTTTTTCTGTTTCTTCTAGATCTTCTTTGTTGTCTTCTAGAGATGAGTTTCTTAACTATAGCATGACCCCTATGCTCTAGGTTTGCAGCCCAAATTAGAAACCACCCTTTCTTCTCTCCTTCTATGATTAAAGCTATGCCTGTAGTTCTAGAACCTGGGTCTATCTTAACCCTAGTATCTTGAAACTTTGGGTTCTTCTTTTGAGTTTTGAGTATAATTGTGAATGGATAAAGTCTAAAGACTGATGCTTTCTTCTTGTCTAACAACTCCCTAGCTCTAGCAGGGTGACAGGGAGAAAGAGGCTGTTTGTCTTTATTCAGAACAAACACACTGTTTGATGGTTTTACTGTTTTTCTATGCAAGGTAGGATTCCTCCTAAATCTAGCACGTAGCTGTTAAGTTCTCCTCGACAATGTTAATGAGAGGTTTTGTATCTTGAACTCACTGCATAAGAGTTAACGTTGCTAAACATATATCTCCCATATCTGTTTAAAATCCAAGCGTAGAGCAGATGGGCTGGAGAAGCACCCACTAGTACCTATATATTCTCTCATAACGTAGTGCATCTAGATGCACTGAGTCTGGTCAAAAGCCAAGGGGCTTGCCCCTTGGTAAGTGACCCTTTTTAAAGGTAAGTGATTTTTTGGATCATTATAATCAATTATCATATCCTTTGTAATTTCTGTAATATAATTTCCTTTTATTAAAACTTCTTTCTCCCTCATTAAATGTTTCCACACTTCAATATACTCATATACATTTTCCAAAGCTATTATAATTAAATGACGTAATTTAGCCACAGGAATTTCTATTAAAGCTCCATAAAACTCTTCTCCTCCGCTCATTGCATATTCTAAAGCCATTTTTCTATCAGTAGTCCAGGAAGTTATAGAAGCTGGATCTAATTTTTTAAGTTTACCGTTTAAAATATTTTTATAATCATCCTCAGTTAGTATAAATCCTCTATACAATAATGGAGAATTTACTATTTTTAATTTCTCAGGGATTTTAATATTTTTAATACTATCAAATAATTTTTCTCTTTGATTTCTAGTTTCATTTGTACCAACCCACTCAGTACAAAATTCTAAAATTCTAGGATCTATATCACTTTCTTTAGGATTATTGACTGGTAAAAATTGATAATCATTTTCATCAATAGGATCTGGTTGATCCATATCACTAGCTTCTGAGTCCTTATCAAGTTTTTTAAATTCTTCTACCACTGATTTTCTTATTAAATTAGTTTTTCTACTTATTTTTTTAATTCCTGGACCTTCAATTATAATATCAGTAGAATCATCTGATGTTTCTCCATATTCATCATATTTTTCTTCCTCTGAATCTGAAAATAATTCAGGTAATTTATTGATGTTAAGAATTATTTTAACTGAGGAAGTAGGAATTTCAACTAATATACTATCTTTCATAGACTTGTAATAAACTTCTTCAGGACTTATAGTCCATAATGTTAATTGTTTATTATCTATTTTTATTTCTTCTCCATTTATATATTTTTTATAATTTTCAGCACTTACTTTTATATATTTATATAAATATTTTACTGATGTTGTCTTATAAAATTTAGAAAACCTTGCTTTCTTTATTAATGGATATAGTTTACTTAATTCTTCATCAATAAGATGAAGATCTGTATCCTTTATACAGTCAATAATTTTACTTGCACACTCAAGTTGATTATCGGTTGTTGCTTCTAATAGTGTAATAGCTTTTTTAATTAAATATATTGTATTCATTAACAGTTCCTTTTAAATTTTTTACATAACTTCTTTAACACCTTTTGGAAATTTTGTAATAACATGTTTATTATTATAAAGTATCTCTACTTTTAAATCATTGGGTAATTTTTTTATCTCAGAATTTTTTAAAATTAACGCACGAACTTTCAATCCTTTTGGTAATTCTTTTACAATAGAGTAACTTAAATCTAATCTAACTAACTCTAGATTATCAGGTAATTTTTCTATCTCAGAACCCTCCATCTTTAATTCACGAACTTTCAAATTCTTTGGTAATTCTTTTACCTTAGAGTAACTTAAATCTAATTTATCTAATTCTAGATTATCTGGTAATATTTCAACTTCAGAATTTCTTAAAATTAATTCACGAATTTTCAAATTCTTTGGTAATTTTTCTACTAAAGAGTGACTTAAATCTAATTTATCTAATTCTAGATTATCAGGTAATTTTTCTATTTTTGATTTATATAGTATCAACTCCTTAACTTTCAAATTCTTTGGTAATTCTTTTATTAATGATTCACTTAAATCTAATTTACCTACTTCTATATTATCTGGAAGTCTTTCTACTTTTGAATTTCTTAAATTTAACCTATCCAACTTTAAATTATTTGGTATACTTTTTATCAAGGAATCTCCTAAATATAAAATATCTACTTTTAAATCATCTGGTAATATTTCTACTAAAGATTCACCTAAATATAATTCCTTAACTTTTAAATTTTTCGGTAATTCTTTTATTAAGGTTTTACTTAAATCTAATTTATCTAATTCTAGATTATCTGGAAGTATTTGTATTTTTGATTTAGTTAAACTCAGTTCTTTAACTTTTAAATTCTTTGGTAATTTTTCTACCAAAGAATTATCTAATGATATAGAATATACTCTTAAATCCTCTGGTAATATTTCTATTTTAGAATTATATAACCTTAGATCATAAACTTTTAACCCTTTTGGTAACTCTTTTACAGATGTTTTACTTAAATCTAAAAAGTATATTTCAAAATTATCCGGTAGGATCTCTACTTTAGAATCTTTTAATCTTAGATCATTAACTTTTAACCCTT